CCGAATGCGCCAGCAATTCTAAACGGCCCGTACCCTCCCCTTTGCCTTGAGCTTCAGGAGCGGTATCTGAACGAGTGACCTTGATATTTCCATCGCCTTGTTCAACGGCTTCTGTGACACCGTTCTGGGATTTAACGGTATGAGCGCCCTCTCCATCCGTAGTATAGCTAGTCGGAACCGGGGGTTCTTTCTCTATCTTCTTGATAATTCCCGCTGCAACTTTTGTCTTAGTTCCGGTGACAGCCTGGTCGATTTCCGGAACACCTGTCGGATGCGTAATTTCCTGCATAGCCTGCACAGTCCGATTAGCAGACATAGGCGCATCTTTACCTCCTACCGCTGCGTTCATCTCATCCGCAGCCGCAGAAGTCTCTGCATTACCTTTAGCAATAGAACCCCGAGCCCCTCTTTCGATCTCCTGGCCTGCCTCACTAGGAGTCGGAGGAGATATATCGTAGTTCGGGTGGATCTGCTTGATAATATCGTTAACTGAGGCTTCTACATTCGGATTGACATTCCGAGCCTCTCGAAGTGGACCACCTCCCGGCAATCTAGAAGATAAAGCTTCGGCACCCTGAACCAGGGGATTTCCCGAAGTAGAACCTACGGTAGAAGGTAGGCCCGCAGCATCCGCTGCAGCCTTACTCTCCGCCATAGCAATACGACCCTGCTCTCCGCCTCGGACAGCCCCTCTAAGACCGGCAGCCGCAGCCGTAGGCATGAGCGGAGCTAGACCCGCAGCAAACTGCCCCAAAGGACCTGCACCTGCCTCTGCAGCCGACTGAGAAGTAAGACCAGATACGGCAGACGGAAGTATACCTTCCACTCCACCTACAGGACCTAGCATGGCCCCTTGGATAGTAGAATCTGCGATCCTGTCGATAGGACCTGGATTAGTAACCTTTAGGCTTGGAACCTGATTTTCCAAAGCATCAGCGGTACGATTGGCAGCCTCAGGCATTGCATTCGGCGTAGATCCACCGATATTGAAATCAGGAGTCTGATTGTTCCCGAAGAAGCTAGCCAAAGTACCCAGACTGTGGATAACGTCTCTAGGCAAATGCTTGAGAACATTCGAGCCTATCTGGCCTATCTCAGCTCCTACAGGTTTGTTACCTTGATCAGTAGATTCTACAGAACCATCAGACCCACTCCAATCGGTGGAACTAGCACCAAGGTCGTCCATCAACGTGGACTTCTTGGGGGCTGGAGAGTCGTCGGCGCCTAGGTCTGCAAGTAAAGATGAATCAGCCATTATTGTATGATGGCTCCATTAGTTTCGAGTTGGTGTTGGAACATATCGACAGGAACTTTGAGTTTCTTAGCAGCCTCGGTCACCTCGGCTCGGGTGTAGGTCTTTCCGTGTACTTTCTCGTAAGAGAACTTAGCGGACTGTGGATTGATGACACTGAGAGTACTGTCCACGATGTCCTTCTTGGGAAACTCCTGTCCGTACTCCTGATCGAAGTTCGCAATCTCTTTTCCACTCTGAACCAAGGCCCGTCCTACTTTAGATTTATCGAGAGCGTACTGGTTATCCGAGGCCTGCCATTTCAGCATTTGCTGGATAGCAGTCTTAGTGAGAGCTGGATTAGCGGCTAGCTTTTCCATAATCAAACGAGATTCGTATGCACCCAGTCGGACCTGTGCACCTTCATTGTGGAACTGCTGCAAGAGATCATTCATCTCAGAAGCATTCAGAACCTTAGAAAGGATCTGGTAGGCAGCCGCCTGACCGCCCGGAGTGCCTGTCCAGTTCTCCAGAACCGTTCGGAACTGGGAGTACTCGTGAGAGCCAGGACCCAGAGTAAGGTTCGGAGCCTGCAACAACTGATTGATGCGCTTAATCTGAGTTAGACTGTCGTTGGCTCTAGCCGCAGTGACGTTCGAAGTATCCGAGAGCTTCTCAGCCTGTCTACGATAAATCTCACGGGCCTTAGTATCGTCCGCGTTTAGACCGGATGCACCAGGGATCGTCTCAAATCCCGGAGGACGATTACGGATGAAATCCGATTGCTCCTGAGTAAAGCCCGGAAGAGGAGGCTGTCCAGTCTGAGTGCCCGGAAGTCCGGTACCAGGGGAATTACCCGAGGCCGCAGGGACACTGGCATTCGGAGGCGCACTAAGATCTGGAAATATCGTAGTTGGCCTATTACCCGCTGTAACCGTTTGAGGCGTATGCTCGAACTGATTAGCTTTTAGCTTCTCTCCGGGAGTAAGTCCAATAGTCGGAGTAGGGACTTTGAAGCCTGTCAGTTTGTCTACCCACTGATCTCCTGCTTGGGTAAGCTCTCTGCCAGTGTACTGATGGGAATGCTCTGCAGCAGTTTTAATAGCCCTCGCCGCAGCTTCATTCTTCTCTTCCACTGTCATATTAGGATTAGAAGCGATAACCCGTCCGATATTATTCAGGGTAGAGCCTGGACGGAGAGACAGCAAAGACTGCAAAGGATTATCACTATCCATCAGCTTCAACGAAGTTTGGAACACATCATTCGCATCCTTCGAATTGGCTACTTTCTTAGAATTGACGATAGCTTCATTGAGTTTATCTAGCTGGGACGCTGCTGCCGAATTTCCAGCCGCCGAGAAGGCAGTAGAAGCCTGCCAAATCTTAGGATCCCCCATTGGATCTACAGTGTATTTATCGTTCAAGTACGATGCTATACCTGTTTCTGTAGGATCGATCTGAGAACTTCCGCGCTCATTTCGTTCCGACAAGCCTTTGGAAGCTTCGATAGCATTCTGGATTAGCTGAATGTCGTAGGCAGCCCGTCGGGTCTGCATACCTACGAGACCAGTTTGGGCCTGTTCGAGACCTGCACCGGCCTGAGCTTGCTGGGCCTGGGCTCCTTGCAGATTCATGGTAGACTCTGCCTGCGGATACGCTTGCATGAGCCGACCTAGTTCTGGAATACCTTGTGGAGAGATGTCTGCCATATTAAACCTTAATGAAATACCTGTTGCCCACCGATGGCCTTGAAGTTATTCTTGTAGGTACCGGACATGATCTGTCCCGTCATATTCTGCAAGAGTGAGGACATTGCATCTTTATTAGAATCTTTCCATTCCCCCATCTGATCTATCCAAGGTTGAATTACTTGGCTATACATCTGATTTGGATCTGTGATTCCGTGTGACTTGCCAAGGTTCACTTGATTGATTAGATCGTTCGTGAACTTCTGCTCGCCCATTCTTCCATAAGTCGTATAGATGGGATTAGATCCTTTTAGCTGATTAGAGCGAAGATCGAAATAACCAGCCAGAGGTAGATACGGATTTTGCACACTCTGAGCTAATTGCTGCTTCTGATCTGGCGGAGCTTTATTGAAGGCCTGAGTATATCCTTCGAAGTTCGCATTTTCTGGGGCAACTTTACCGTTACCGAAGGCTGAACTGACAGCGCCTACTGCACCACCAATCAGGCCTCCCACTACCGTACCAATTCCTGGTACAATCATGGTACCAATCGAAGCTCCTGCTTCAGCTCCCCTCAAGGCGTCTCCGCCTGTATCTCCGCTTTGATATCCTTTAACAGCATTATAGACCGCAAGAGCCTGGCCTACACCTGGAATACCACTAGTACCCGCTGCCAAACCATAGGCACTATTAGCCGCCTGCAAGTAGCCGGTTGCTCCGCCTTGCTTGATACCGTTGTAGATACCTAAGGCAGCCATTCCGGTATTGGCACCTTGTCCAATACTGCTACTATTAGATCCGAAAGAATTGGTCTGAGCACCCAGCTTAGCGGCATTTAGACCCGCAGAAGCATAGCCTTCCGGCTTGCCGCTGGAAATACCATTGTAAATACCTAGACCCGTTCCGGCTGCACCGATAGCGGCTCCTGTATTAAACCCCGAAGAATTAGCGCCACCGCTTGGGGCGGTGTCAGTCGATGGCGCTACTCGGGGTTTGAGCTAGAATCCAGCCCACTAAAGTCAGTGTTGTTTAAATACGCATCGTCATTTTGATAGATCTGATCCGTATTGATTCCATTATCCCCACTATTGGATCCATTCCACCAGTTACTTACTCCGTTTCCGATCTGAGTCCATGGAACCGATTTGAGTAAGTTCGAAGTGATGCCACTTTGATTGACAGCTCCACCAGCCCTATTGGCTCCTGCGTTTTGCTGGAGCTGGCTGATGTTCGCACCTGTGCCGTAGATGTTCTGACCAAGGTTGGCGTTTCCTTGAGCACCCAGGCCTGCAGCTTGAATCAACTGACCTACATAGTTATTATAGTTCTGAGAGGCGTAGGTAGTATCGTACTGACCGAGAGCATTGAGCATATTCGGAGTGTATAGACTTCCGTTAGCCGAAGCTGCTCGTTCAATAGCTTGATTGCCTAGATTCAAGCTTCCTTGGAAACCGGGTGAGTTTAGAAACGCAGAGTAGTTCGGATTCCCTCCCAAACCAAGAGTTCCCATAAGAGCAGTATCTGCACCAGTTCCTAGATTTCTCTGGGTGCCATAGAGTCCTGTCAATTGGCCTTGTAGGCCTTGCTGGGTTCCAATGGCATTATTGTTTCCCTGGACAAGAGCATCTGTGGCTGACTTATTTCCGTAGTACTGAGCTAGATCACTTACGCCCGTACCGATTAAGTTGCCCCAGCCGCCCCACCCAGATTGGGAGTTTGAATCCGCCATAGATTAGCCTTTAACCTGCTGATACACGTGCATAGTACCCAATCCGAGCATACCTGCCGTCAGAGTAAATAGATCCTCAGCCGGAAGCATTGGTACATGCAGACCAAAAGCTGTGGCATAAGGAACAAGAATGAAGTTATTCAGATAAGACAGAGTACACACCCACCCGAGACCCCCGCGCCAGTGCTGGAGAGGGTCCGTGGAAGCGGCTTCTGCCTTATCGATATCTGTCTGAGCTGCTACTTGAGCTAGAACCGCTGCAAGCTGAGCCTTTTCAATTTCCGTTTTATCCGGCCAGATCTTATCTGCTAGACCTTTGACTGCAGTAAGAGCTGCGCCTATACCTGTGACATCTAATCCCATATTATTTCACCGTCGCATTGACATTCGTCGGAGAACCGGGCTTCTTAGGAGCCGGAGGCGGAACTACGTACGTAATCGAAGTCGGATCACTCTCTAGAGTGCCGTCCACTGCTGTCACTCCTAGAACATGAGAGCTACCAGAAGCCATATCTCCGAGAGGAAAGCTAGTAGTGCCAGTGGGAACTGTCCCTATGAGCTTTCCATCTTCATAGATATTGAAAGTAATCTGATCTATGATAGGAGTCCCATCCGCATTGTAGGCTGGAGGCAGCCAGTTCAAAGTTACCTGAACTGTAGGAGTAGTCACTACCGGCGGAGGGGTAACTGCGAAGCTAGGTACATTGCTTACAGCAACAAGGGCGGAAACATCCGCCCCGTTGAATGTGCACGAGGCACCTGACACTGTAGCTCCTGCAGGACAAGCAACGATCAGATCAGTTGTCTTATATCCAGAAAATGTATGAGCCCATACCGGCGAAGTTTTACTGACCGATGCTAGAACACTGGTCGTACTGGTCGGCAGGAAAGCGGGGGTTTTGCAAGAACTGATGAACACCGTAGGTGCAGGAGGTACCGCAGGAGCAGGGCTGGTACACCCCAACACCTCGGGCTGCGTCAGGGGCTGGGTCTGTGAAAACGCAGAAGATGCCATCGAGAGTATTGCCAAAGCCAGTAAAAACTTTTTCATTCATAGTATCCTTCGAGTAAATATTTGGCGATCCGTTCGGATCTAGCCTTTCCCACCTGTTGCGCCCACAAGCTGTTCAGCAAATCGTCGTGGGCTGATTTCCAATCTTGATGAGAAATGTCGAGTCTAGTCTTATAGAATTTGAGCCACTTCCCGCCCATATTGAACATCAACTCAATGATGGCGTTCTGGCGGCAGAGTGTATCTAAAGATGCCCACTCAGGGAGATGCGTGCAACGCAAGTAGGTTTCCTGTAGATCATTGATCAACCAAGCCTCTGCGTTGTCTTGAGTTATCGTATAACCTTGCCAGTCCTTATCCTGATCTAGAAGATGTCCGTATCCAATCGTCCAGTAGCCCAGAGAGTCTTTATACGCTTTGAGTCTGCATCCCTCTGCATTCTTCACGTCTTGCAGTAGATGGGCATCCATTAGTTAACCCTTTTTCTTTATCTTGTAATATACCGTTACAATGCCTGCCACAATGGCAACGACGTACGATGCCGCCGCTAAGGCGTGTTCTGCCTGCACTAACCACTCCACTAATTTTCCAAATGCCAACATTATGGCAGTGACCGCCAATCCGGTCTCTCCGTGGCTTGAAGGTACGTTACTCATCTTTAGATAATTGAGACTTAGCAGCCTTGGCCATTTCACTTTGAATGTACTGATGAGCCTCAGTCCAGGCATACGCCTCCGATCCTGTGACTGATACTCGTTCGAGAAATTTAGCGATATTCGCCAATATTTGAATATTCATAGTAACCCTTAATAGAATGCTATTTTTCTAGAAACACCGTTTATACTGAAAGTGGCATAGCCTGCGGGGGTGGCCGGTAATGCGCCTGCTCCGCCTGCGGCTGGTGCTGTCGTAGTAGAAGGTACGTTACCGAACCTAATACCACCATCACCTTGAACTCGGAAATACTCAGTAGCAGCCGAAGCACTCTGAACTAGAAGTCCATAGTCCGCAGAGGTGGTACCACCATCGATACGAAGTCCGAACGAATTAGCAGATGTGGTGCTGGCATGAACAAATACAGTGTTTCCGCCTGCTACTCCCGTGATATCCATCGAAGTTCCGCTAGTCGGTACGTTGTGGACTATTCCGCCCGTAGTCAGGATCTTGAGTATCTGAGTAAGAGTAGGACCACCGCCTACTGAACTCCAGAGTTCGAACTGTCCTCCAGAAGTCTGAAGGTAATACCCAACGCTATTCGTAGAGTCGAGTATGAAAACATTCGGACCTTGACCCGCCTGGTTAATCGTACTTCCAGCTCGAGATACTCTAAAATCTGCTCCACCGGTACTGGACGACAGACCTGAAGTGACGAGAGCTGCTATAGAAGCATTATTTCCTGTTACAGAGAGAGAGTTTCCAGAAGTAGCAGCATTAATAGAAAGACCACCTGCTGCAGGTATAACCATCCGAATGAGGGCGTTAGTACCGAAGTAGAGCTGTCTATTGGCTCTCTGGAATAAAGTGGCATCTCCTGAGCCGTCCTGTCCTACTGCAATAGAACTCGTCCCTATGACATTGGCGTTTGCTGCCAGCTCTATTAAAGCCGCGACTCCTGTAGCACCTTGAACAGACACTCCACCATTAGTGGTTGCATTAACCGTTACAGGTACCCCTGAGGCAGGGCTGAATACGTGTACACCTGTCCATGTAGGTACGATGGCTTGGCTTAGAGCCGGAGCACCGTCGGATCTCAAGAAAGTAGTAGCTACACCATTTACAGCGCTGAGCCCCACGCTGGCAGTAGGATTAGCGCCTACTGAAACGGGAGGTACCGCAAAAGTTCCATCTGCTCTCAGGAAGGTAGTTGTTCCACCAGAGCTAGCTGGTACTGCACCGGAAAGACTCGCAGTAAATACATTAATCAGTCCCGTCAATTGAGCCTGATTCAAGGCTACCGGTACTGCTGTACCACCACTCACATTTCCTAGAACGGTTTTATCTGGGATCGGAGCGTCTGTAGGCGGAGTAGTCCAGGTCCCATCGGCTCTCAGAAAGTTAACCGTACCTCCGCCGCTATTAGGTACTGCTCCCGATAGAGTAGGGCTGAATATATTAATCAGAGAGGTTAACTGAACCTGATTAATAGCCGTAGGAGTAGCGCTTACTCCGGTGACATTTCCTAGGACCGTATTCGGAGCGATGGGTGACAGATTAATGGTGACAGTCTGTCCGCCCGTAGTGGTATTGTTTCCACTGACGTTTCCAGATACAGTAATACCTGAACCCGAAGCATTCCTGAGATCCGCGCCCGAGAGGAACTGATCGATGAAATAACGGAACCACTGCTGGGACCATTTCTCAGGGATACTAGTAACTGCGGGGGAGGATAGTCCTCGTTTTACAGGAAGCTGGGCCAATTAATTACCACTTATTGACTTGAATCTCGGACGTCAGTTGAACTGTAAAAGTAGGAGTCGGATCACTAATTTCAAAACGATACACTCGGTTTCTAGATTGACCTAAATTGAACCAAGTAGCACGGACCCAATAGTCCCCCGTAGCACCTAGATTCCTCTTAGGATATCCTCGGAAGGTATTAGCCCCATCATCGGATACATAGAGAGATAAATAAGAGCCCGTGATGCCACCCTGTCCAGTAGAAATCACACACTCGAGCCTGCGATGACTCATGCGATTATGTTCGTGATACACTGGCTGAGTCGTGAAATTGACGACCATCGTATCTCCGAACTCGGTGAATACTGAGGTGTCCAAATACCCAATACCCTGTCCTAAAGCATCCCCAACGAACTGTCTTCCGTACGCATTGATGTACGATAGGCCTCTCCAGTAGCCAAGTGCGTAGGATTCGATCTCAAACCACTCGCTAGTCAGACCGTCGTAGACTATAGTACGAAAGGCCTTGGGGATTACGCAGACCCACAAAGGATGGCCTGCGATACTCGGAGTTAAAGAGTATGATCCCTGAAGATTGGCTAACTGGAGGATATTTTCAATACCACTATTCGAGATTCTCTCGGCAGTTTGGCCGTTCTTTTTACGAACTGTACGGTCACTGGCGATCCAGATCGGTGCACTATCCTGCATAGCCAAAGTATAGCTAGCATCAGGGTGCATCCCGATCTCCATGAAGGTCTGAGGAGCCGTGGAGAAAGGAGTTCCTACTGGATTACCTACGTTTATGTAGCCTTCTGAAGTCCAAGTGCCGTAATTCGTGATCTCACGGTGATCAACCGACATTCCTACAAAAAGATCCGTCCCAAATTCTCGAGGGAAGGTAGCATTTGTAGTGAATGTAATCTGATTCTGTCCAGAAACGACCTGGCCATCGTCGTTATAGAAAAGGCGTCCACCTTTAGCCAGGAAAACGATATAGCTATCGAGGAATTTGACATCAATAGCCCCATACGTAGCAAAGAGACCTGAATTGAGCTGCTGAAACGTGGGCTGTCCCGAGGCATTCGGGCAATATGTCCAAGCAAGAGCGGTATTCGGGACTAAAATCACTAGACAAGCTGTATTGTCCGTCATCCGAACAATGCCGTTTCCAATAATTCCAGTTCCTAGAGAAGTTAAAGCTCCAGTAGAGGCTACAGAATACAGGGTGTCCCCGATAACGGCATACATGATGCCCTGCATGACCCACATTCCACGGGTAGGACGATTAGTTCCATCCGAAGCAAAGGGAGTAATCCCCGCCCACCTACGAAGATAGGCCGGCGCAGACTCTTGGGATGGGTTTCCACCTTTGAGTTCCTGAAGAACGGAGTCCGCAGGCATCGGCTCACTGAAACAGTTGACCAATCTCTTACAGGAAGCCGTAGGATCGGCAGCCACGTAAGAACTCATAGGCAGGGCTAGGGAAATATTCGGCATATTTTAGCTTAGATCCAGTTCGGACCGCCCCATGGGCCGCCTTGAGGACGAGAAAGTTCGCTGAAATCTGCCTCCATGTAGAGCAGAGAGCGCTTAACGAGCTGGGTTTTAGCTGTCTGTATCTCGTCTAGGAAGATGGGATCCTGAATTGCAATGCCGTAATGGACGGCGAGCTGCTTAGCGAGGAGCATTTTCACTCCGTGAACATCAGAATCCTTGAGAGGAGCATTAGCAGCGACATTGGTCTGCTTGTACCAGCCTAGTCGCATACCATCGGCAGCTTCATTCAGCAAGTAATCGTTGAGAACGGTGAGTCCTACAACCAATTGTTCTGCGCTAGGGCTAGAATTTTCATCGACCACACCAATCTTTTGGTAGGCGAAGGTGATAATTTCTTGATTAGTAGCCATAGCACTCCAGAAATGAAAACGGGAGGGCCTCAAAAGCTAGTTGAATCTGCATTTAAGTCCTCCCGATAAGAATAGGCGACTACCTTGTTTAGTCTCCCGGTAGCCGAGGAGATAGCCGTCTGGAGAAGGTAGACGGCTAGACCCTTTGCTTACTGTACTCGGAACCAAGTACGAGCGTTGGAGACCACACCAGTCGTAGGATTGGTATAGCCGTTCAACGAGTACTTGTACTTAATAACAGCAATTGCGACACCACCAGCCTGAGCAGTCGGGGTGATAGTCGTAGCAGCGCCAAGGACGCCGTTAACGATCACATCACTTACCGTGCCAGCCTGGTTGACCGCCGTGCCCTGAGGGGCATAGTTGGTCGCTGCCTGAACAGTCAGAGCGGTGATTACCTGAGACGAGCTAATCTCCGCCACACACCCGTCTACCGGGTTCTGAGGGAGAGTAACCGTCTGCGCAGCAATCGTGGCAGCACCGTTAAAGTGCAGACCACCGCCGACCATCTGAACGGTGTTACCCGTTACAACACCCGTCGCCGTAGCGAGGAGCTGAAACGGGGCGCCGACAGTATCAGACACGCCATAGCCAAGTTGAGTTCCCATATTAGTTTCCTCTTATTAGGCCGGGAGATGAATCAGGCGGGTAGCCAGTTCAGGATACGCAAGAACCTCACCAGAGATGGTGTCCAAGCGAGCCGGCAGAAGGTCGTTATTCGGATCCCACTGCTGGGCGAACCGAATATTGTAGCCTTCAAAGCTCTCCTGAGCCGTGAACTTCACCAACTGAGACAGATCAAGCATCGGAGGATTCGCGAACACGATAGCGTCACGATACCAGCCGATAGACTGTTTGACAGTCTGGCCCGAAATGTTAGCAGGAGTCGTCCCGAAGACAGTGATAGCCGCGCTAGCAGCGGGCTGGCTGTCCACGTTCTGGTACGCACCACCGTAGATAATGGCGGGGCTATAGTTGATCGCAATAGCACCAGCAGTATCCGAGATAGTGGCGTTAACCACGAACTGCTTCAAACGACCCAGCGAGATCTTCGACTCAGGATCAACATCGTTGACACCTGCAATCGTGAACACATCGCCAGCGTTCAAAGTAGTAGCACCTGAGTTCCAACCGTTGGTGTTCAGAGTAGCAGAAGCAGCGTAGGCATTGCCCGCACCACTCAGACCCTGACCAGCACCGTTGACAACCGGCGTAGAGCCCGTGATCGTACCCACAACGTGCGGAGGAAGCTTGGTATTACGGAAGGCGACGAAACCGGCGACCTTATCCGCAATCACACCTTCCAGCCACTCATCAGAGATAGAAGCCTCGGGATTAAACAGGCCCTTGTTATCGAGAATGAACTCGTAAGAAGCCTGGGGGTTAGCAGTCAAGGTCCGACGATCGTCTTCAGGCGCCAGGGCTTCCGTGAGGAACCGCTCGGCCTGGAGGACAGTCTGGAAACTGACCGGAGTATTGTACGCACCAACGAACTTCGGAACCTGGTTGACCAGAGAAGTCACATCGATTTCGAGCAGCGCCGCAACCTTCGCCATAGCCGGTTCGAGAACCTGCTCTTCGAAGTTGTTCAACTGCATCGCTCGCTCAACGGAGGTGAAGTTGATATCAACACCGCGCTGATTGGCTACGCTAAGGGTCGCATACCGCTGAACCGAGTTCTCGGCGGACATGGTGGAACCCTTACGACCTACGTACTGGAACGGCAGACGAATCGACAACTGCTGACCCAGGATGACGCCCTGGATAGGACCAGGGAGCAAGCTCTGATAGTCACGGTTGGTTCGCCCCGTCATGTTGGCCTTGGCGTGCAGAAGGACGAGAGCCTTTCGTGCAACCCATTGGGCCGTCAGGAGTGAATTTGCCATTGTATTACCTTATTATTTACCGACGGAAAGTCTGTCTAAGCTTGAGCTTATTCTGACGTTCCGCTAATTTCCGTCCTCGCTCGTGAGCAACCCACTCTTCCATAGTCATCTGAGCCATGTCTTTTGTGACAGGAGCAGATCCACCGGAAACGGGTTTCGGGGGAGGCGGAGCCTTAGACACTGCCGCTTTAGCGGGTGCCTTCTTCGACGGTTCTTGCGTAGTTCCAGCTTCTGCCTTTGCACGCACGAGCTGTTCCTCTAACCGACCAATTGCAGCCGCTTGAGATACCGGATCCATCTTGGACACTCGGACCGCAAGATCTGGATTCTTAGCAAGATGATAGGCGATGGCGGGGCCGTTCTCAGAGCGCACAACCACTCTAGCGGCATCCGGAGCCAGTTGAGGCAACGATGGGTTAGCTATGACCGTATCGAAGTCTGGAGCTGATTTCCGGAATTCGGATACCCTATTCTCGAATGCCCGAGCGACTTGTGCTTCGCTCTGACGAGACTCGATTTTAGAGATAGCCGATTCGACTCGCTTATCTACTTGTTTCTGAATCCATTCATTCTGCTTCTTGGCTAGTTCGACAGGATCGAACCCTACAGACTCAAGAGTGGGGGCAGCTTCATCAGGTTCGGGTTGCGGGGCCGATCGGGTAGGTTCCTTTTCAGGAGCTTTACCGTTACTACGCAGAAGCTCATCGAGCTTAGACTGAAGAAACTTATTGTACTCTCTAACTGCATTGCGTTCATCGACTAATTCGCTGATACGCTCCTGAGCCCTGTTACGAGGTTGCCTACCGTCCGCAGGCTCCTCTTCAGAGGTGTTATCGACTTCAGGATTGTCGTGTTCGGCAGCTACCGGCTCTGCCTTGGTTTCGGTAGAAGAACCGTCAACGCCCTCAACGGGGGGCTCCGTAACATCAGTATCTGACGAGTTTACTGGTGCTTCCTCCACGGCTGGAGTATTCTTTGCGGCCCAAACGTCGTGGTTCGGATCTTGAACCTGAGGCTGGGATTCATAAGACTTCAAATCATCTCGGCTAAATGCCATATGGTCTCCTTACACAGCGTAACGTGCTGAGGTACGACTGGAGTTATTTAGAGGGCGACTTAGCCTTCTTAGGTTTGGCTTTAGCTAATGCTTTAGCTGCGGCGACCTTTGCTTCTCCTAATTCCTTGGCGTGCCGGAGAGCAGTTTCGTGCTTCTCCTGCTGACGCTTCATCTCTTCTCTGTGGGCGTGGTGTTTACGAGCCTCTTCAGCCTGATGGGCTTGGAGCTGTTTAACCAAATCTACTTGATGCTGATTGCCTTGATGCTGGATATCCTGCTGATGCTGTTGAGCATTGTGAGCAAGATCCTGCATACCTTGAACGTGCTGCTGAGCCAGTTCCTGCTGAGAGGCTGCTTGCTCTGCTTGCGCAGCGGCAGCTTGATTACCCAGCTCTCCGGCCAGCTTCTGGTTCTGCAGATGCTTTCCAGCAGCCTCATAAGTTTCCTTATGGGTCTGAAGAGGAATCATCTCGACCTTGTGCTGCTGTATCTTGGCGCTTGCAGCATCTCTCTCGGCGAGAGCCTGCATACGAGCCAATTCAGCCTGTTGCAACTGTTCTTGGGGGTTCGGCTTCGGAGGCGGCATATTCTTGGCCTCTTCGTCCGTAGGCTTAATCACACCCTGCTGAATAAGCGGAATACGCAACCGTCGGGTAAGTTCGTCCGCATCCGGCATGTCGATATTTTTAGCCAGAAGATCTGGAGCAATCTGAGCGATCATCGGAATGGCTTCCGCTGCATCGATCATAGTCGCCAAAGCTTCTTGTCGGGCCGTCTGATAGTTCGGACCGATATTCACCTTACAGGTATAGGCACCGTTCTTCAGGTCGTGTACAATATTGCCCGTACCATCATCGCCATTGACCTGTACCATCTTTTCGATCTCGTCGTTTCCGACAATTCGAACGATACGCTTGGTATCATAGATAGTAGGAATCATGTCGATACCCATTTCCCAGGTTAACTGGAGGGCATCCTGAAATCCGTCAATGAACTCGAAGCTACCGAGATCGGACCGCTTGGTATGAGCTACGAGAGCCTTACCGGAAACACGGTTCATATCTTCGGAGTCACCCATAGCAGGATCAAAATATCCTGTGGTGGCTTGGATATCTTGGGCTGCCTGCTGGGCAAGGGCTATAGAGCCCTGAGGCATATCAATAGGCGGATTACGATAAGGAAGCACACCCTCTCCGGCGGCGTTCTTATCGATATTGTACGGCAAGTACGGACGAGACGAGGTATTGGACTGAGCCCACTCATTCTCGTAGCCCTTGATCATGTTCTCGGTGACGAGATACGGGGCCTTCGGGATCAGAGCGCTACGCTCGATCATGTCGCATACTCGGCTATTGTAGGTACGCTGAGCGTCCTTAGCGTGCCGAATAAGACTCTGAAACTTCTTACGACCTTCGATATTGATATATCGACCGGGTACACGGACAACTGGAATACGCTTCCAGTCGTAGTAGATAGGGCCTTCGAGAATCTGGCCGCCATCACACTTAACCCACATGACCCTCCACTTGAGGACTTCTCGGGTCTGAACTATACGTTTATGACCGTCAGCGGCAGTGAGTCCCTTCTCTTCAAATTCCTTATCTACTTGCTTGATCTCTGGAGTGAGATCTTCAATAGAGCCGTCCGAGAACTGTACAATCTTCTTCTTGTACGGGACTCGTTCCATGTACTCTACGACTCGAACTTCCTTATCCGTGAACCACCCGTAGGAGTCTCGGGATATATTGAAAGAAGTCTCGCTCTCAGCATCTGGGAATAAAGCTCGGTACTTTTCCTTCGATACTCGCTCGCCGATAATGCACCACATCGCATCTCCTGCGGTGGCGTCACTACACTCGGCATCCCAAATAACCGTCTGAGGATTGGGAATGTCTTTGATTCGAAGTACTTGGTCAAAACTATCTTCCGAAGCGTACTCTGGCATCAATCGCCAGGCGCCAAAGCCTCCGGCTACTGCGAATTTGTATTGGTTTTTATAAATTGGGTCTGCTCTAGACTCGTCTTCAATAGATCGCATGAGTCCTGCAAGGACTTCAGCAGTAGCCTCATTTGCGGAACTGTTTGTTGGCCTGACTTTTCCCGCTGGTCGAGTCTGTCGCATATCAGCAACGACGATATTAACTGGCCCGATAACTCGGTTAAAGGTGTAATTCGGCTTGCCACGTCGAGCCTCCAGAACTACAGGATCCCACTGTCCCATAGACTCTGAGTTGTAGACAAAATTCAAATCCTCTGAGTGCATCCGACGGTTTTCTTCGAACGCACCTACTCCGTCATCGTAATGCTGGCGAATACGACTAAGCAATTGCTCCGGATCGTTGAAATCGTCCGAGTCTGTCTTCACCCGCGTTTCGGCGGATGTTACCGGAGACATATTCTTTGGAGTTTTATCTGGACCCATAATTTACGTAGGCATTTCCTGAATAGTAAAACGACGGTTCTCACCAACCCAGATGTCCATACTCTCACCGGGTTTTAGGTAGGTCACAACAGGGACCTTCCATTCCTTTTTCTTGGTCTTCGTTTTAGGGTCTTCGACTTCTGTCAAAGTCTCGGTAACCACCTTGATATGATTGCGCTGGTTTGTATTTTTAATAGGAAAATTAGTCGGCATACTTCTCTCTTTTATTGGCTGTCCCGCCAGGGATCGAACCTGGGACCCGCTCCTTAACAGGGAGCCGCTCTACCGCCTGAGCTACAGGACAATCGCACTCACTGCCGCCGTACTGGAGTTTGCACGGCCACACATTTCTACAATTATTGTAAGGTCTAGGGTTTGAGTGCATTAACCGTCCCTTACGTTGTGATATTCTTTCCAACTGCGATATTTGTTACCTTCTCCGTTCTCGCAGTACCATATAAACCAAGCAAAACCTAAACTCCACATCAACCACTCCAAACGTCTGGGGGACTCCACGCAAACCACGGAGTTCCGGTGAACTTAGGCTCTACTTTGGCACGCTCTATTCCGGACATAACCATATAACGGAGCGCGTCCATTAAGTGATCATTTTTCTTAACTACTTGACCCTTTTCATCTCGTCGATACAGTCGATATTCAGAAAAGGTATTAGAACAGCCTTTGAAGATTTTCAATCGACCTTGAGATAGCATCTCCCAGACAGCATAGATCCCTGCTTCTCTGGCGTTCTCTGCTATTTCAAGATCCAATCCGAGCTGCTGGTACAGATCGAGCAACCTTCCGCCGTCTGTCTGCATTCGTCCTCGGGAAGCCGGATCAATGACACCGGGAATCCAATTGCCCCTGTTTTTGATGGCTGCGGCATGTACAGATGGCTCTGCTTGACCGCGATAGTATTCGTCGTAGATATAGAGTGTAGCTGTTTCTCGGTCATACGCTCCCCAAAGGGCTGCTGTACGATTCCAACCTACGTCCATTCCGAAACAACGGGGCCAGTGCTTCGGTATCTCAAATCCTGGGACTTCGATGTCGCTGGTAGGGACTTGATATATAGCGCCAGCGCCAAGTTGAGGAACTCCCTTCGTGCGCGAGTCGCGCTGCCACGCTGGGATTGACGAGAGGATTGCTTCTTTGAGTTCTTTTGGTAAGTGCGGGACATCTTCCCACTCCACGAATATGCAAGCTTTAGCCATTATTAGTTGAGCTTTACTGGTTCTTCGGTTGGCATGAATTCAGGCATGAAACTGAGCATCAAATCCGTGAGGCCCATAAGAGGAGTGGCGGTAACGTATATAATACCGTTAACAGTAAGAGTACGGAGCAGACACTCAGTATAAATATCCATAGGACATTCTTCGTCCAGATGGATGACGTGCTGGCTGGTACCTTGGAAGACTTCTCGGCCCTGATCGTAGGACTTGAATTGAAGAGTACTAAGACCGCCAGATATATGCTTAACAAAAAGAGTCTCGTAAGCATTCGCGATACCGTGTTTAGTAGTATAGCTCTTGAGAAGATCGCCTGGGATTAGTCCAGTGCCGTGGGCTTCAGGATTTCCGACGGGTCCGCAGAGCATTGTCTGCATAATATCCCGTACGTTCTTTGCAGTGTCTCCGGCTGTCCAAGCGTTGACGGGTTCTTCGAAAGTTTTACCTTCCCACCAGTCGGGATACAGTCCTGTAAGGTGCTGTACCATTTCAAAGCCTCCTGCAAGGCTTTTTCCGCTTCTATTTCCTCCGGCCAGTAATCTTTCATTGTGTGTCTTTCCTAGCTGGAAAAACTGCATCTGCTTCTTGTAGAGTGCTCTAACTTCCGGTGTATTGTAGAACTGGTCGATCTTCCGACGGCTTTTCCGTCGGTCCATCTCTTCCAATAGTTCTAGAAGTTGTTGCTGCTCGTGACGAGGAAGCGTCTGCAACCTCTCCTTCGATAACAGAGACGGGTCTGAGCTTATTAACGAGTCTAAGGAGTCGAGATTGGAGCTGTCGATCATCTAATTTCTCAGTCACGTTCATCTCAACTTTGAGATTCTCGCGATATTCGGGTTTCTTGACGCTCAATACCTTTTGAAGTAGCTTGTCGTTACCGGCAAGGGCCAATTGAATAGCTCTCTCTTCGAGTGCCAAATGAGCCAATGGGTCGGCTTCTTTGATACGCGCCGCAAAAGTGTGGTTGCGGGCCAGTTCTTGGAAATACTCAAACGGGGTGACTCCGATGGAGTCTCTAGCAGTAGCCATATCGCCAGTATTGATATAAACTTCGATAATCTTGTCATGCTTCTCTTTAGTCCAGATGAATCCTTCCGAAGAATTCACCTTCTTCATCCCCATACGCTCTTCCAGATTGTCGTAAGCTTTCTTGAAAGAGTCAGAGTAGGCCAAACGGGACTCGACTTTAGCCTCTTCAATCGGGAGAGCCTCGCACGCAGCTTTAAAGTCTTTGTGATGGGCGTAGGCTTCGAGAAATCTCTTCTCCCAAGCATCGATCTGAACAGGCTTTTGGACATTGACGATGATTCCCGAGGCACCGCCGGACACTTTTCTTTTCATGCCGGGGATATCTACACCGGCCTTCTCTCCGATGGTGCCTTTGCCTGCTGCTAATCTGGTACAGTCAATGCACTTGCGAGGATTACTAGTATAGCGACCGCAGACATGGCCATACCTGCAAGGGTTGGATACGAAGAAGTACCCCCACTTCCTATATTTTGCCTCTTCGAGCGGAACCATTCGAGTAGGCATGTGGTTGTATAGATCAGGGCTACCGCTCCGATTAATAGGAGCAATAGCTTTGATTTCATCAAGGGTCAAGTCCGGGTAGGAAGTTTCCGTGTCGGTCTGTTCCGGCGACTGTTTGCCAGAGGAGGGCATCTGATCTTGACTCATTTGTAGTACCGTAAATCGCTTGTTCCCAGATCCAAACTAGCTTTTCACCTTCATATTCCCATTCGATCTGGTTCCGAGGAGAAAACTCAACAACGTCGCCCACTCGGACTCGCATAGGACGTACCCTTCCTGTCTCATCTCCATCTTCAAAGTAGAGAGCATTTGCTGTCGATAGGTGGCCAGTCGGAACGTCAAAGCGAACCTTCTTCCGTTGTCGCCTGCCGTAGCCGATGGCTATCACGACGCCTTTGTGCAACGTCACGCCTACCGTGGCCAAAACCGGGTGTTCGTACTCTAGTCTTTGTACTAGAACGCGATCCCTTAAGGGTCGTACCGTCTGCGATACTTTCTTCAAGTTCTTTGTCAATTTCATTGTGGTTAAGCCGCATAGATGAAGTCTAGATCTGATTCTTTGAGGATTCGGACGGGATCTCCAGAAAAGACCGCATCCATTCCAACTGCTGCTCCGAAATAGACCGTATCACCACACTTTGCTTCCCTGACTTCGGGTCCCACAGCCACAATCTTGCCATTAAGGGCTCGTTTCCAATCGGGTAATCTAATTCCAGCTTCTGGAGGATTAGGCTTGACAACTAAAAGCTCCCCTAGGGGTTCGATCACAATGCACCATTCGGTGTCTGGATTGCGAGCAGTTCGAGTACAGCGACACCTTGAGCTGTAGCCGACTGATTGGTAACTGGATCGAGCCAAGTAGATGTAAGCCAGATCTGGCAGATCTGAGATCCTTGCCAATTATGGGTCATCTGGAGAACAGAACCTGGGATCTGAAGAATATAAGAACTAGGAAGGCTAGACGTGACTGAGAAGGTACCTGCAAAGGGTCCTTGCGGAGACGATTGCTGGAGCAACCACATAGTTCCAGTGAGCGGGGCCGGAGGAGTAACGGAGGCTTCTAGAACTGCCGAGAACTGAGAATTGACGACCAGATCTCCGGCAGCGAATGCTCCGTACGATACCGCTGTCACGTAAAAATAATCACTCGTAGTGGTGATCGTTCCTGAGCCGATAGGAGTCGGAGCAGGATAGGACAAACGATACGTACCAGCAGAACCACCAGACCCACTAGCCTGAGATAGTACGGTGACGCCTGCTGGAAGTCCGGTTGCTGTCACTACGTCCCCAGGCATAATGACTCCGGAAACTATACCGGATATAGTCATAACATCCGCTGTGATAGACCCACTTCCCTGGAACCCAATGCTGGCTGTACCTGAACATTTGGTATTCGTGAGGGAGGTAGAAGCCACCATCGGAACTGCGTTGGTCAAATCGTCGATACGATACGTGACCTGGGTCGGAGTGACTGGGTTTCCTGTATGATCTAGGAAAGTAAGATCAATGAAGACATCGGCGCCCATATACGACCGATAATCGATGTAGGGCAGAATAGGCTGTCCAGACAGACCACGGTTGTTTATAGGCAAGAGATACTACCTTTAGACGGGGTATTGCTGATTAGGACGGATGATCGTATTGATACGACCACCCCGGACACTCACAATGACAATCATTTTTACTTCTTTCCGAAGTAGCGTTCAGGGTGCTTGATGATGTGATTGGCACGAGAATGGACATCCTTGTGCTTCCTGGTGGTCATCCTACCAGCTACCCACTCGCGAGTAGCGTGACGCTTCTCCATGTGAGCATCCTCAACCGCCCTCATGGCGGGAGTAGGTTCTTTCATCTCGTCATCCAATTCCCCTACCTGAGTATGAGTACCGCCTTTGGCGGCCTTCTCTCCGAGAGTCTTTGGGACTTTGTGCTTCTTAGCGGGCTTCTGGTAGCCCTTCTCTAGACCTGCGAGAATACCTGGCATAGTAGTTTATCCTAAAAATTCCACACGAATATGCACTGCGTACTGCATGGGTGTGGCGCCTGACGAGGCGTAATTAGACGTCTGGTATTGGATATTTGTACCAGATTTAGCACTTATGACTGTGACTGCATTACCGAATGCCCCTAAAGCATTCGCTGCATTCGTAGGTGTAAGGGTAGTAGCTGACAGAGGGGTATTACTGTCACTATCTGTCCACAAAAGACCTACGTTCGGTAGCGTCGACGAAGTAGTTGCTGCTTGGGTCACTACTGCGTAGGCTTCCACCCTATACATTCCACTCGTCGGAACAGCATATACTGTAGTAGCCCCAATATTAGCTGCCTGAGTGACGGCATCCGCTGACGCATAAGTAGTCTGGGCTGGAGGAATCTTTCCTGCGGCATTGAGGGTTGCAACGCCGTTAGGCTGCCCCTGGGACGACGATGAAATGCCTCCGGCTATACTACGAAGAGTCATCTTTTAGGTACCTTGACCGGGCGAGAACTCAAATCCCGTAGCATTATCTGCAGCGAAGAAAGTGCTGGTAGAGAATTCAAAGGTCTCAACACTGTTCGGCAACATGGTAATAGACTGGACGCCGGGAGCGGCTGTGGGAGCAACTGCGTTAGCAAGTGCTCGAGCTGCTGTATTACCGTAGCCAAATCTCTGTGCCGTAGCCGACAGATTAAATACCCGAAAGGACATCGTAGTGCCCTGTCCTGTTCCTTGGGGAACTACCTGTACGCCTGCAGCTACTACTAGAATTGTAGGGAGCTTAGGCTGAAAGACTGTATCAACGCTCAAGTTTTATACTCTCCGACGTTTGACTTAGCATCACCCTTAGCCCACTTGTCGAGTTTCGACTTGCGTCTTTTAGAGGCGTCTGCTCTATTGAATTCTTTGGCAACTTTTCGACTAGGGCCACCGCCGCCCGGTTTGTGCCAACCGTGGGCGACAGCAGCCATGAGTCTTGCCTGTGCTTTTGATTTGCTAGGCATATTGAATTGGTCAGGACGGCAGGACTTGCACCTGCGGCTTCCGAGTTCCGGGCTCGGCTGTCTGCTGCTGACTTACGCCCTGAAAGAGTGTAGTCAACAATCCTGATGGAGTGTATTAGACTCCTGGAAGTCCGCCTTTCTTGTTGCCGGCGTGGATGGCCTTAGCTGCTCGGCTCACATCCATCGAACCACCACCATCACTATGCCCACCGCAATCAATAGTCTTCGGAGTACCGTTGCGGACCATCTTCCCCTGATTCTGGGGAACGCCTTTACCTTTATGAACTTTAGCCATTGTAATTATCCTTTGAATAAATTAGATTAAGAAACTGTAGCGCCACCCAGATCCTGAAGAGTGATCGTGGTAGGACTGGTGACCGTAACCATAAACTGACGCTCAACGGTGGTAGCCAGAGTAGCTGTACCGGTAATCGTCACTCCCGTTCCTGCACTAAGCGTGAGGGTACCTGCATTCGTATTCCGAATATACAGGGTATAGGTAAAGCCCTGGAGCTGCGATACCGTCGGCTGAGAGCCCTGTGCATTGGTCTGAATAGCAGACAATACCTGAGCAATAATATTTGCAGCCGTATCTGTGGTCAGAGCCGTAGCACCTGACTGAGACAAGTAAACTTCGCTAGCACCAGCAAGCTGAGAGGCAGCGACAGTGCCTGAAGCCTGCGAGGTAGTCGAGAACTTCAACATCGGCAAAGCTGCCGAAATATTGTAAAAGTCGTCTCGGAAGACGCCTAGAGTAGTCATTTTAGAATATATTCCTTAGTTAATTTTCTTTCGATGCTCGAGCATCTTCTTAATTCTCGGGAGAGAAGCGGAGACTTCATCCGAGTACCACAATGCCTCTCCATTGATCCGGACCGGGAGGGGCACTTTCTTTTCCCGGAGTAAATACCCCAGGTACCCTTGCGAAACTCCGTAGAGACGTGCAAGGTCTTCTCTCGATAAAGTAGGGTTAATCATTCAGCGTCTTTTATACGGTCTTCAAGAGGAGGTGAAGGATGTAGGGGATCTGGGTCCCCTACGAGATCCTGGAAAGCTTGCAAGGTCTGAATAGTCTTGCGGAGAAGCTTTCGGAGGGAGGGATCGGTTGGACTCTTAATCCAGAACTGAAGCTCGGGGATGAGTTCCCTTACTTCGAGGGGTCGAGCCATACTAGCTCCTAAATGTGTAATCTAGTTACTTACAGTCTTTATATTTAGATCTTGGATTTCAAGGCTGTAACTGTCTCTTCGATACGAGCGATATCTACTTTGACATTCGCTACTGCAGCGCTGACAATACCGGATACCTTCTTATTGAGCCAATTATGGAAGCCGTAGCCCGCAGCGAAGGCGATAATCAAGAGCAGTGTATACATTAGTGTATCCTAATAAAATCAATAACTTATAAGTAGACTTATTTTAGGCAGAATCCCGTAAAGCTCATTCTTTACGGCTACTCTTATTCGAGTAGGTTTTATTAACTTTACTTTAAGCAAGTTAAACTAAAGTATACTAAAACTGTAAAGAAAGATCTTTAGACATCTCAAACTCGAAAAAGTTCAATTTATTTTACGCTTACTTTCGTAAGCTACTGATTTTGTTCGTAATTTAGTTTACTCACAAAATATCACTATCTAGAACTTTTTCTCGAAATCACACCTCCCCTCCCTCGCTATCCTGCTCGGTTCGAACATCCTTGTTCTCGGGGAGGTAGTAACTTACGGAATATTCTCCTTCACATCCTTGTGAAGGTATACTTCTCCGAGCCATCCAGGCTCTCCGAAGTACGTAAGTCGTACTTCCCTGTACTCCTCTATTCTCTACTTTTGGGTTAACTCTTAATACCATGAACCCAAGGGATATGATCCCCCTTTTTCGGCCGTAGACCCCCCCTTTACTCGGCTATCCTGCCTCGTATTGTCCCCCGTAAGATATTGATTTCATTGAGATTATGTAAACGATTTTTACCCTCGGCGCGACGATCGGTGGGGAGACCTCTATAAAGAATTCCTAGGGGGTTTTGACTTATTCTACCCAGGATTATGTAACAAGCCCCCTGGCACGGATCTTGCATAGCTCTCTGTCTAGGCTGTAGCTGCCTAGGCAATAGATATTATGTAACTAGACTAGACGCAGCGAAGCGTCTACATTATGTTACAGGGTATAAATCTTGCATATCGAGGGCGAGAGTAGAGGGCCGGAGGCGCCCATCTACCCTAGCCCTACTCCCACCTCTACCCCACCCTAGACCCTAGACCCTAGGGCTACCCACTCTGAAGGGTCCCCCATTCCTCAGCATCGAGCCACACAGCATCGACACCAGGAAGCAGGATGCCGTCCACGATGCCCCAGAAGAGGGCTAAGTGTAGGTCACACTGCGCTAGTTCCTCCTGAACTACGTCGGTCGCCATATCAAACTTCAGTTGCTCCAGCATTCTCATATTGCACTCCATTCGGATATGACCGTAGCTACCCAAGCGACGTACTCGATGTCGCGTCCGATCCAAACCAAAGCCATGACTATTTACCTCCCGTGAAGAAGAAAACAATGCCCAGAAGGATTACAGAGCCAGCAGAGACGAGAACTACCACTACCCCTATAACCTCACCCCGGAGACCTAATAGCCTCTCATATCGCTTCATATTGATCCCTAGGGCCGTACTAGAACGGACCAGTAATGACAATCAGGGTGACACCTGCGACGTTGGCCCAGACGTCATCCACTATAGCCTCAGCATCTCTTTGGCTGTACGTGAGAAACACGTTGGATGTATCTGGACCCCTGTACCACTCAATCACGAACATATTCCACCTACTTATTGTGTCTAGCCGAATACCGGTAAGCGCTCCTAATTAGTTGATAACTCTAGAGTTTAGGACTAATGCAGATTCGAACGATAGGTTTGCTGTGATCCTCCAGTAAATCATTGATACACCCTAAGGCGATCGAGAGCAGCTTGAATATCTGCTTGTGCTCGACCGTCTCCCCTACAAACTGATAGTTAATCACATACATGATGACTATACCCCTCGTAGAGGGACGACTACGAAACCGTCCGGATGAGTGAATCTATCGACAATGAATTCTTCTGCTATCTGCTTACTAGGGAATGGTCCCCAGGCCATCATGTCTCTATCACCTAGACCACGAAATATGACTATAAACTGTTCCATAGAAACGCTCCTTTAGGAGCGCTTAGCGCTACTCGACTAGGATAGGACAAACAGTACTATGCACTCCAGTTGATTGATTTAATTGGATTATTCAGCGTAAACCGGTCGAGTGAACATCTTCGCTATCTTGCGAGCCCAACCATAGTGGAACGCGGTGAACACGTAGTCCACCCTCCCATCTATTACCTTGTAAATCTGATACCTAGGCATGGTGAGTAACCCTCCAGCGCCACAGATACGTTTCGTTAGCTACGTGTGTCCAAGGCCAATCTCCGAAAGTCTCGTTCCAAGACTGTTCCTCTTGGATAACCCATTGAAGAAAGGCAAAATCCGCGCCATTCATGATCTTGTCACCATGATTGCTGACGCTACGTTGCTATGGTAGAGCGCATCCCGTAGCAAGGTCCGAGCATTCTGCTCGTACAGGTACGGAACACACATGAGGGGCCCGATACGGAGCCTGATTCGTACTTCGAATTTCATAACTAGCACTCCTATAGGAGTGCATAAGACTGTCGTCCTATCGTCACTCTTGAGCCCCACTCGCGTGGGTGCGCGCTCTCTGTGACACCTACCACATTCGCCTCCGTCGTGAGGGCCAGCGAGTAGGAACTGAGCCACCAAAATACCCTGATTAAAGGATATGTGTAGCCTATTTAACATATTAGCACAAAGAAATAATCTTTGTCAAACGGGCGCGGATGGCACGTTATTTGCCCACGAGGATGAGTATACATAACGAACTGTATAAACCCCCATTTCTATACAGTTTATCCAGTACGTAAGTTATTGATTCTCGGAGTGTGTAGAAACTACAATTTCGACCAACCAATACCAAACCATAGGGGTAGGGTCTAAACGTCGTATAGAGCTTCCTATTGCGTCCTAGAGGCATAGGCCTATACGCACGTAGGCGTATGAGAGGGCGGATACGCCTAGCAAATACTGTGCCAAATGCTTAGACCCTATCAATTATATTTAGTTTCACTATTTGCCATAATATTGTGCTATCTGGCATACTTCTTGCCGTCATTTTTTAAACAGATTGCTACGTCATGCGAATAGAAAATGACGGCGAAAATCGTGCCAAACCCTATCGACTATAGAAAACTTCATATTTGACAGAATTTGACTAATGTCCTGTATAGGTGTACACTATTGCTTGTGAACTGGAGCTATGAGAGAATCATGGCTCGATAGGAAATACGGATTCGGCGGGAAGGTCCCGCTAGGCCAGAGGGGCTTAAAACCTCATACCGCTAGGTCCACCTTAGCGGGGCACTTTAACAATCAGGTATGTACTGCGCGAGAACAGTCGCGCAATACCGCGCGACACTCCGTAGGCATACCCTCAACTGGAGTATGAACTATGAAGACCATTCGCAATGTCAGTTCTCTCGTTCTCATGGCCGCCGCCGAGGCTGCCAAGGGCGGTGGAACTGCCGCAGTACAGAACTCAGACAAGACCACGGCGGTCAATCCCGCAGCGGTGACTACCACGGGCCCCTACAAGGTGAACGTGGAGAATCAGCCGGGAGTCGCGGAACTCGTCAAGGACGAGAACCTGTCCAAGAAGGATCTGAAGATTGCCTATCAAGCAGTCTTCGCCGCGTACGACATCCAGTGGAAAAAGGGAGGTATCGAGGATACCCAGAACCTCCTGAAAGGCCTGCAAGGCAAGGTAGGTGAGCAAGTGTTCACCATTGCCAAGGCAGCGATGGATCACTGCAAGGGCTACAGCCTCGCAGTTGTGCGTCTCTACTTCCTGGCGCTGTGTTCGAAAGCCGAAGAGGCTTTGAAGAGCAAGCACATTGAAGAGAAGCAGGAGGAAAAGCCAGTCAGTCAACTGGTCCCCCTGTGGGCGACGTACAAAACGGCCATCGCCAAGGGGCTGGAAAGGGGAATAGACCCTTACACCCGCAACGAAGAGAGCAACGCATTGCTCTTTCCGACCGCCAGCCTCTACCGGGGTGCGGTGCAGGAGCTGGAGGCCAAGGAACGCGGTTCGAACGATCGAAACGACGGAAACGGGCGCAACGATGAGAAGCAGACCACTACGGCACTGCAACTCGTTGTCAAGGGATGGGCGCCTCGGGTATCCGCTGCAATGAATGTCCTGTGCCAGTCTCTGAACGGACTGACGCATGAGCAGCAGGACAAGTTTGCTGACAAGATCCTGATCTTGGGCAACGAGATTGCAGAGTTTCGGCGCATGTCGGCGCCCTCTGCCGGGGAGATTGCTGCGGCGAAGGCTGGAGCCTCCCTCGAAGGGTCCACGGAACAGGACATGGACGTTGGAGCGAAGGCTGCACTGCAGGAGGCGTTGGACAAGGACGAGGCTGCCGAGTCTCGGAAGGGTAATAAGGGCCATCGTAAGACGAAGGCTGCTTGAGTCTGAGGTTCTGTGTGTGACATCAAGCCCCGGAGGCGAAAGTCTCCGGGGCTTTTCTTTTGCCTAAAATTTGACATAACGTCCAGACATAATCCGAGTTGACATAATAAATAATAAGTAAAATCAAGGCATTATGTATATACACGAAGTCCGGGCGCCAGCGCGATCTTTTAATTAAGATCTGCGCGACGTCCATATGCGGGCGATTTTGATCGCAGTCCTAAATAGTCGCAGCCCAAACTATCGCAGTCTTCGTTTACGAAGCCTTGCGGTAACGTTTTCCAAACGTCGCAGTCCAAGATTTGATCGCAGCCCAGACCATTCCGGTCTGGGCTTTTTTATTTATGGGGAGATTTAAATGCAAGAAACAAAAGATTTATTGGAAATAAAGACTAAACTTTTTTGGTTCACAGTCCGTAAATACCCTGAACCTGAATGGGGCCTTAGAAGGCTCAGTTATCCAGTTAAAGATCGCTGGGCCGTCGATTGTGGGCCCGTTGCCTTTATATTCGAATTTTGGAGGTTTAGAAATGTGCGTTAAGCGTCCCAAACAAGAGAGTGTTCCTACTCTCACATCAGCCGGATTTCGTCGCAGGCCAGATTGCCAGTACAAAGATGTGAAGATAGATAGAGAACATTGCGGCATTCCGTCATGTACGGGCTGCTACATTCAGCCAAGAGACAAAAAATGACGAGAGACGCTCGTATCGCAGCCCGAGCTGCTGTTCTATTTCCTTTTCAGTCCCAATACCATTTTCGAGGCCAATCCACGGTAGCTTCCATGCTTCTACATGCTTGGCATCAAGCTGTGTGCTTGGAACGATCGCCGGTATTTGGTTGGGATAAGTTGAAGCCTGCGGAGCAGTTATGGCACGCAGCGCAAGCCGAAATGTACGTACACCTACAAACGGGAGTAAATATATGATTTTCATTGATAGTGATCGATATTCGATTGCCGGAATTGAGACGATGTTTTTCCCAGGTGGGGAGCCCCACGTAAAACTGCCTAAATTCGAGGGACTAGTAGTTATCTATTTCAAGCTTCGTACTTGGAATGATGTGGGAATCGCAGCCTGTATTTTAGATGCTCTATCCGCCAATAAGGACGTACAGGTCCATGCCGGAATTATGTATTTTCCGGGGGCTCGACAAGATAAAGTCAAGCCTGAGGATAAAGGGAAATATCCTATGACAATAAAAATGATGATCAGCCTTCTATGGAGATCTACAATCCGATATTACGTATTCGACCCGCATTCAGATGTATTAAATACAATCTGGCCGGATTCAAATGGTCCAAAAATATTGAATATGCACCATTTGGTTGTTCCAGCACCTCTGAACAATGTCAAAGGGATAATTGCACCAGATAACGGGGCAGTCGTAAGAGCTACTACCTTTCGGAACTGGTTTTATCCAAAGGCCGAGCTGCTTGTGTGTAGTAAAGTACGCGACGCTAAAACTGGAGAACTCTCAGAGTACTACATGCCAGCTCTGCCGGAAGAAGGGCGCTATATCGTAGTAGATGATATCTGCGATGGGGGTGGAACATTCAATCTTCTGGCTGATGCATTTAATAAGGATAAATACAGTTTTAATAGCCACCTAGAACTTGTTGTATCCCATGGTATTTTTTCCAAGGGATTGAATAACATAGATGCAAAGTACACACACATAACGACTACAGACAGTCGATGTGTGGATACACGAGAGCATTTCCCTCGCTTAACCGTTCTACCTCTTGGCAATCTTCTCAAATTCGCCGTATTACTCGGGAGTACTTGATTATGCTGGATTTCATTCAAGCTACGGATTTCTACAAAACAGGCCATCGAGCCCAGATGGTTCCGGGAACGGAGTACATCTATGAGAACTTCACAGCCAGGGCACCTAGGATCGAAGGAAACGATTCTGTGGTGTTTCTTGGACTTCAAGCAGTTCTCAAGTACGACTTGACGGACTTGGCCAATAGAACATTTTTCAGTCGAAATCGGAGCGATGTTCTCTATGACTACCAGAAAATGGCAGACAATTGCCTTGGTCCTGGGCTTGATGTGCGCCACATCGGAGCTTTACATGACTTGGGATATCTTCCACTCGAATTCTGCGCACTGCCAGAAGGAACTCGAGTGCCGTATAAGATTCCCATGTTCACTATCGAGAACACTCACCCAGAGTTCGCTTGGGTCCCAGGATATCTCGAAACCCTCGTATCCTCCCGTCTCTGGCTACCCTGCACCAGTGCAACCACAGCTTACCGCTACCGCAAACTGCTCGACCATTGGTGTGAGGTGACCCATGGGGATCCAGAATTCACCCAATGGCAAGGACATGATTTCAGCTTCCGAGGTATGGGGTCTCCAGAAGCAGCCGTACTTAGCGGTATTGGGCACCTATTGTCCTTCCGGGGCACCGATACAATACCGGCTATTAAGCTCCTCCGAGATTGCTACAATGGAGAAGGGCTTATCGGAGGCAGCGTTCCGGCAACGGAACACATGGTCATGTGTCTAGGAGGGAGAGAAACAGAACGGACCACTTTCAGACGGCTCCTCGGTCTGTATCCTAAGGGTGTAGTATCAGTAGTATCTGATACTTGGGATTTGTGGTACGTGATTACACAAACCCTCCCAACCTTGAAGAAAGAGATCATGAAACGAGACGGCAAGCTCGTCATACGCCCAGACTCGGGTGATCCTGTTCTTATTATTACCGGTGATGAGTCTCAGCCGTATAACAGTCCAGCCCGGAAAGGTGTCGTAGAACTTCTGTGGGATATATTCGGGGGAACAATAAATGATAAAGGATTCAAGCAGCTCGACTCGCACATCGGGACCATATATGGGGACTCCATCACGGAGGAACGAGCTAGACAGATATGTGAAAGATTGGCTGCTAAAAGGTTCGCTTCCCCAAATATCGTGTTCGGAATTGGTAGCTATACATACCAGCACGTCACACGTGACACCCACGGATTTGCAATCAAAGCTACATGGGCCAAGGTTAACGGGCAGGAACGATCTCTCTTCAAGGATCCAATCACGGATAGCGGAACTAAACGATCTGCTCGTGGTCGTCTAGCGGTATTATACGTAAACGGACATCTGTCTTTAGTTGATGGATTGGATATCAAAACCCAGGCCAATCTCTCACAGGGCAATATGTTGCAGCCTGTCTGGCGAGACGGTCGCTTTATAAAGAAGTGGACCTGGGATGAGGTTAAGCGTAACCTAAAGCTTTGATATTCCTAGGGTATTTGACAAGTGCTCCTAGCTTTGCTATAATATAGGGGTACAGTGAAAGATCGATATTGATTCGAAATTAACTGGAGGAAAGATAAATGATCTATAGGATTTCGTGAGCTTAGACAGAAACATCGCGTTGAAAGTCATAGCTTCCCCTAGTACGGGTCTATCCCTATCTATCGGCCTACTAACGTTAGTAGAATAGATACCGGCTAGGGGAAAGCTTATAAGGGGTCGAGTGTGTCTTCTCGTTTAGTAGCCGAGAAGGGACGGTGCGATGCATAATAAAAAGCCCAGGCTGGACGTGCCTGGTTTTTCGCATGGTATAAAGACCGGCGAATATGTAGACGTAGCAAAACTATTTGGAGGCAGGCCTAATCCTAAAAAAAGCGGTAATCCGCATTCGATTGACGAGCTGATTAATGGGAAGGTAGTTTCTACCAAGAGGAAAACTCAGCTCCTTTTTGCGAAGATTGCAAGGAAAGATTATTCGAACCGGAAGCGTACCAGTTCAAGATCGCAGCACGCACCAGTAACTAATAATACGCTGCCACCGCCATGCAATAGACGGTTTTTTGAGTGGTTTGGTGACCATTGTGCTTGGATGGACTATTCCGAACAGCCGGAGCTGTTCATCAGTAACGCCAAAGTGGCGTATGAAGTAACGGATGGTCTGTTGCCTATGCTCACCACCACTAGTGCAAGGGAGGCGCTAATCATGTGCGCTACTTTTGCACAACATGGTATAGCGACCTACTTCAATAGGGTCGTAATACCTCGATAAAGAATTCTTGCCCTCCAGCAGCCTTGGTGCTGCCTTTAGCCCCGGTGCCTTTGGCCGGGGCTTTTTCTTTTCCCCGCCCTAGCGAATTCCAATATCGGATGCAGCCCTGAAAGCATGGGTCCTGTGGTCCCGAGGCGGGAATTTTATTGTGGGTAGGTCGCCCGGAGGTAAGGGCCGTCGGTTGTGATCCGGCTACTTCGTGGGTTCGAATCCCACCCTACCCTCCATATTATCCCTGTCGTCTAATATAAATTAGGACATCCGGTGTCTCCCCACTGGAAAATGCAGGTGCAAACCCTGCCAGGGATATCTTTTGCCCGTTAAGAGGAGATAAATGAAAATCACGAAGCTTGAGATTCGATGGTGGCTATACTTAATTTGGATAGCCTCCTCGATGCTTGCGATCCCAGCCTTGGTCTCTGCCCCGGATACTCTCCTAGTACTAATAGGAGTCGTCTGGATCGTGGCCTTGGTTGTGATCAGTTGGAAGTTTTGGGTCCGTAACTTATTGAAGGAGTTCACAAAATGAAACGTCTATTTGCCGTATTTGGTTTTCTTCTGGTTCTGGCTGGATGCAGCTACGAGAAAGTTCCCGTTGGGAACGTGGGAGTCAAGGTAGATCTGTATGGAACAGATAAGGGAGTACAAGCCCAGCAAGTGGGTCCAGGACGCTATTGGCTGACCTTCAACCAAGACCTGTACCTGTTCCCGACGTTTACCCAGACTCGTACTTGGACGGCCGCGAACAACGAGTACATCAGCTTTCAGTCCAAGGAGGGAATGGCTGTAGCTACGGCCCTTGGTATCACCTACCACGTACAGCCGGACATGGTGTCTACATTGTTCCAGACGTACCGTAAAGGTATCGACGAGATCACCGATGTCTATATCCACAACATGGTGCGAGATGCTTTCGTAGAGATTGGCTCTACGATGGCTATTGAAGATATTTACGGGAATAAGAAGGCTGATTTAGTCGCCGCTGTTCAGGATCGAGTCAAGCTCCAAGTGGCGCCCATTGGATTGGTTGTCGAGAAGGTGTATCTGATTGGGGCTATGAAGCTTCCGCCTCAAGTGGAGGCGGGTATCAATGCCAAGATCGCAGCTACTCAGATGGCCGAGCGTCGCCATAACGAGGTAGCTCAGACTGAGGCAGAAGCCCAGAAAGAGATTGCCAAAGCCGAAGGTGACGGTAAGGCAGCTCTGATTATGGCGCAGAACCGTGCCCAGGCTCTGAAGATTGAGGGTGATGCTCTCAAAGAGAATCCCGGTCTCATTCAGCTACGGGCTATTGAGAAGTGGAATGGGACGCTTCCCAGCGTGAACGGCGGAGCTATGCCGTTCCTCAATATCCAGCCGAAGTAGTCTGGAACTGCTAGGCCCCGGCATAGTTTTGCCGGGGCCTTTTCTTTTGCCCTAATAGCCGAGGTTAAGCTCATGGCATGGTCAAATCGTAAAAGAGAACCCCGGAGAGAATGGATCGAACAAGGAATAGGTATCTTCGGAGCCCTCTTGTTTTTAGCCGTGGATATACCTGTGGGGATTTGGTTCCAACATAACACAGGCAACCGTCCCTATGACTGGATTCTAGGTATGGTTTTCATACCTGGGATGTTACTAGCTACTTTCGCACTTTTGTACTTATTTTGGCATCTCCTACATCTAATAGGTGAACAGATTTGTGATTTACTGGCTAAGGCTGGGGTCGACCCTAGGCCCAGGAATCGCCTGTGAAAGGTTTTATCTGTGCCTGTGGTTTCTTTCTTTTGTGTTGTGCAGTGTGGCTAGTTCGTCCACCTTCTGCGCAATCTTCCCTGGTTATTACCCACGTCTGTGATGATCGAGGTGTTTGCTGTTATGAACGTTATGAGCGAGAGTTCTCCTGCGTTGCCACCCGCGTCGAAGTCGTACTCCCCAAAGATATATCCCAAAGAGATTCAAAGACGGATAGAGAAGTTGACCGTCGAACAATGGAAGAAAGAGTTCTTCGAGACTCTGAACGAGCTTTCAGATAGACATCCAGATCGAATTGAAGAGTAAGGATAAACATGTCGAAAACAAAGCAACAAGCGTCGGTAAACGTAAAAGTCATCGAGGCTAAATCTGGCGGAGGGTTCATTGAGCGAGTGTCCGTGGGCTGTGACACTTTGGCTCACGCACAAGCTACGGCAGATCGGCTCCAGAGGGAGTTCGATCAAGATAGCGATCCGTGTCGCACCTACGTATACAAAGATGACGATCCTATCCCTGTATACGCAGGACTTGCAGCCTTCTATCCTCACCCGAAGAAGGACTTCAACAGGAAGGGTGATCCTACTCGAAGGATGAACTAATGAAGGGATTTACCTTGATTGAGCTTATTATTGTCATCCTAATTATAGGAATATTTGCCGCTGTGGTTATTGGCAATTTGTTCGGAAAGGAAGAACACAACTTCATGGTGGAGTGTGTTCAGCACGAACCCCACTATCAGTGTGCATATAAATGGAAGCAGATGCACCCAGAACTGACTGTTGCGTATACTCGGTAGAGGTAATTATGTCCAATGTAGATCATGGTCCGCGTATTGGAGCTGATCCTGAGTTGTTTATCCGACAGATGAAAGACAACAAGATCATCCCGGTTTGTGGTCATGTAGGGGGTACTAAAGAAAATCCTCTCATCATCGACAATTTGATCGAGGCCGTTTACGGTGCAGAGCGTGAGGATGGTCGGTTTCGTCGTCCTGCGCTTCGAGGGATCTTACTTCCGGAAAATGGAGAGATAAATGAAGCTCCTGCTGCACCGAGTCGTAGAGGGAATTACGCAATTCAAGAAGATAACGTCATGCTGGAATTTAATATTCCTGCATACAAAAACTACAGCCCATTCTGTGATGCTGTGGGTAAGGCTTTGAATATTATCGATACAAATATTCTAGGCCCAAAGGATTACAGATCCACTTGCCAAGTAATGCACACATTCTCGGCAGATGAGATCGCATCCAATCCACAGTCTATGCAGATTGGCTGTTTGTCCGATATGGATGCGTATGCTCCTGAAGGTCAGCAGGAACGGGCCCCTTTCAATGCGGCTCATTTCGGTAATCACAGGTTCTGTGGTGGACATATCCACGTACAGTACAACACAAAAAGAATGCCGGAGCACGTATTCGTCCAATTCATGGACTTGTACGTAGCGCTGCCATCACTTCGGCATGATAAACAGAAGATGCGCCGTATGTTCTACGGGCAGCCGGGACTCTATCGTAAAAAGCCATACGGGATCGAGTATCGAACTCTCTCGAACTTCTGGCTCGATTCGAAGTTCCGAGAGTCTGGAAATCTGGCAATTTTGGCTCAACAAGCCCTCTCGCTAGGCCAGACTGCAAATACAAACACAGGCTTGCTGAACGACGCCTACACCAAAATCGATTGGGGCGATGTCCAGCACGCTATCAAGACGGAAAACCACAAATTGGCGGAGGAAATCGTTGTTTTTGCTCGGGATCATATCGGACTTCCTATCTCTACTTGCTATCGGTAGTACATGACCAACATACAACGTGCGTGTGATGTGGAGAATATCAATGATTTCTCCCGTTACTATGCCAATGCCTGGATAGGGTGGCATCCCACTGACGCTGAGTTCGTAGTCCCAGAATACGTCGGGGCTCTGCGCGCAGACGGCAATGTTCAGCTAAGATCTCTTTCTAAATTGAGTGAGGGGGGTTTCTCGGTAGGGGAAAATACCAGAGTAAGCTGGAATGAATTGCTTAAACATGCTGATTTTGGTCTCCCTCCTATCGGAATGTACGTAGATGGACCTACGTTGATATACGGATCTTACTCAACGCCTCGGACGCCTAAGAAAGGATACCGGCCCCGAGATATCACCATTCACGAGTTCAACAACTGGTCCATACGGAACAAATACGTTCGTTCGGGTCGAGATGAATATTCGTGGATATGGCATTCGTTTAATCCAGAATATAAAACCTTAAGCCAAGCTTTGGACACTCTTGATTCGGGCGAGGCGGTAGGCGTTCCTATCTCTAGAACACTTGGGGTCTACACTCTTCCAAAATCCAAACATCCTCTATTGGCGTATAAGCGGTGGACAGTTGGGTATGTCATCGATTATGCGACGATTTGCATTACTCAGCAGTATGCTGATTACGAGTCCGAGATTGCTCGGCAGACAGGTGCCAAGGTAACTATTCTATGAGCTTAGCTCGTATTCTTGGGAAGTCGACGGGACGGCCGTCGTACAAGGCAGATTCTAGATGGGTTCTTCCTAGTTGTTTTATAGGATTGGAGCACGAGTATGAAGGAGTCCTCAACCGAAACCTCCCAGTTCACTCCTTTGCGGACTTTTGGACTTACCACGAGGAAGGGAGTCTTAAGGACAACGGCGCAGAGTACGTTTTTTCCAACCCTATCTTTGGCTCTGATGCGTACAACGCTCTTGAGTGGCTCGTTTCACATGCCAAGGATTCTAAATGGAAATGCACCAAAAGGACTGGCATACACGTACATCTCGACGTAAGAGATCTTACCGTACCTCAATTTGCGGGGATGTCTCTGCTTTATGCAGCATTAGAACCAATCCTCTATCATTGGATAGGTGATGGTAGGGCCTCATCTCACTTCTGTATCCCTTTGTACCGAGCGGATCAAGCGCTGCAAGGTGCTTGTAGGATCTTGAGTGCCGCCCACTTGGACGCTGTGGATGAGGGCAGTCAGTCTGCCTTAGAAGTATCAGAACATTTTCAGAGGTACGCAGGGTATAATCTGCAAGCTCTGCATAAGTTCGGATCGGTAGAATTCCGACAACTTCAGACTACCCACGATCTCCAGCGAATTGTAGACTGGATAAATATCGTTATGTCTCTAAAGGCTGCAGCCTACAAGTTGCCACAGAGCGACGGTGCTGTTGTCCGAATGCTGGAACGAATGGAGATTCAAGAGCTGTTCGGGTTCGTGTTCCTACCGGATCTGGCGCAAAAGTTGGCCACAGCAGCTTCGGAAGAAGAGTTCCGTACCCTAGGTCTGCCCACAGCCAGAGACCTGGCAGTCCATGGGTGCAATGGGTTGCAGTGGGTACAAACCAGTTTCCCAAAAGGAGAAAATGCCGGATTCATCAAGTGGATCAAATCCAGTAAGCCCGTATCCAAACAGAAATCTTATGAGGAAGCAGATTTTGACGATCTAGATATCGACGACATAGACGATGAGGCGCCGAATCCGGAACCTCCTCGATGGGTCCTCCCAGAACCGGCTGTAGCACCAAATCAGGTAGAGATGCAGGTTGCTACTGCGCAGGTCCCCAATGCGGGCAATGATTGGGGGTGGATTGGTAATAGAGAGGCGGCCGTCTTTAACCCAGAACCAATTGCCCCGCCACCCCTTGCACCTCCAGGAATGGCTGCTGATCAGATAGAAGAGCCTGTCGTTCGAGCCCGAAGGAATATGGAGCTTCGAGAGAATGTACGGAGAAATAGGGCCCGAGAACTGGATGAGCTTGCTCGTCTGGCCGGTCGTTTGAACCCTCGCAATCCTCGTCGATAATCGGAGAATAGTTAATAATGTGTGGAATCGTCGGAACAGCATCTACTATGAAGATGCAGAGTCGAAGTGAACGGCTCAATTTTATGAAGATCGGTCTGGACATCGATTCTTGGCGTGGATGGGAAAGTACAGGTATTGCTTTAGTGGGAGAAACTGCTAAGGCTGCACCGGTTGTGTACAAGCGGGCCGTGAACGGTCGGGACTTCATCCAGCTCCACAGTGTGGAGAAATATCTCAATGATATTGAAAAATATCCTGTTGTTATCGGCCATAATCGTGCTGCTACTACTGGTCGTGGCAATATCGTGGATCATAACGCTCACCCATTTCAATACGGTAAGATTACTCTTGTCCATAATGGGCACATTCGGAACACTTATGATCTCAAGGGAGCTGCTCAAAAGGCAGACTGTCAAGTAGACAGCGCGCATGTCGCTTGCGCGATGGATCAGAACGGAGAGATGGATACTCTCGAATCGGTAGATGGTGGGTTTTGCTTCGTCTGGTGGAACTCCGAGCTTGAGACGCTGAATATTGCTCGGAACAACGAACGCCCAATGCACATGGCGTATGCAGCCAAAGAGAATACGATGTACTTCGCATCGGAGTTCACAGCTCTTCTGCATCTCATGAAGGATATCGAGATCGATGAAGACTCCGGCATCATGTTTCCCAAACCTATGGTCTGGTATAAATTCTCTCTCAAGGATTTGAGGGAGTACTCCAAAACCCCTTTTGCCAAAAGCCAGGGACGGCAGAGCAGTCGTGGGAATACGAGGACTATTGGCCAGCATGGTCCACTCTCGCTCCAAGCGCCCGAAACATCCACGTCAAAACTGGATCTGACGGACGAAGAATTATCCGAGCTGGAGAGTCTGGCTACATCGAAGGATACAAATCAGAACGAGACGTCTGAGCTGGATGAGATTCGTCAAGAGCTATCGAAAGAACGCCAGAAAGACGCGAAACAGCACGGAGTTCCTACTTCTCCTAAACGGCTACAACGGGCCACGGCTGAGCTGAAAAAGCTAGGTATCCGATACCGAGAGATGCGAGCTTGTATACCCAAGACTTGGGTTAAATACAAGAATCAGGAGGGTTTGGGGACGGTCGTAGCTGAGATACGAAAGACTGGACAACTGGTCGAAGTGCTCAATATTCGATGGGATCAATTCGAAATGGCGTGGCGCTATAAGGTTATCCTAGTCGATTGTGTCAATACACGTATCGGGTCCAAGGATGATGTTCGCGTTGTAGGTGTACTGTCGGACAAAATGGACAGGTTTATTGAACGCCGGAAGCAGCAACTGGAAGAAAAGGAGAAATTGGCTAGGGAGAATCACCGAAATTCCGTATCGAATTCCATCGATAGGATCGTTCCGGGTCCAAATGGAAATAGAATCAGTATGGCTCGATTCTATGAATTGTCCCAGGACGGATGTGCAAACTGCTGCCAGGATATCTACCCCAAAGATATTGACGATCTTGTCTGGGTAGGAGATGCCCCTGTCTGTTTGAATTGTTCTACAAGTCCTGGGATTTTAGATCTATTAGGGTCTTCTCAGATAGCTAAAATGGGGACTCATTGATGTCTCTTGAAATCTTTCCGGCAAGGGATGAGCCTCAAAAGGTCTTTGTTTATGGCACTTTGAAGAAAGGATACGGAAATCACGACCGCCATTTACGAGAGGCTAAGGATCTCGGCACGGCCGCTTTGCCAGGAATCATGTTCCATCTCGGTCATTTCCCAGCTATCTGTACGGAAGAGCGCTTTAGTATGCTTGCTGGGGAGGTGTATGAGTGTACTTGGGACCAGATATTCAAGATGGATATTCTGGAAGGGGTTAAAGCCAATTTCTATACTCGAATCCAAGTAGATGTAAAACCTCACGGTAAAGTGTGGACTTATGTATTTACGAGGGACAAGGTTTTGGATTTCAAGGAGGATAAAGTGATCATTTCAGGTGTGTGGCGGGGAATAATGTCTCCTACCGTGAAGTGGTTGGGGTTCGGGAAAGGAGTGGAAGTAGGACGATTCGAGGCAAACATGAGTCATAATGAGATCAAGATTGCAGATGGAAAAGGGGACTACACTCTTCGCCGAGATGAGGCTAAGAATGCTTATGTCCTGATCAATAAGGCTTCTGGAGAAGCTCTTGGAGAGTACAAATATCTTCGAGATATGACGGGACTGAAGCCTACGATTCGCCTCCCTCCGAAGGTAGTAGAGCCTACTATCACCACTCCCACCGTACATCCTACTGTACAGGACATTATGGCGGGACGTGCGAGGGCGTATCCTGCAACTACGCCTAATTCAGCGATCACGGTGTCAAACCCTAAGGAAGAGACAGTACAGGTAGTATCTAATATTCCCCAGGCTGCTAAATTCTTTGGGGTTAAATACCATGAAGCTTAGTCAAGACAAATTTACCTATTACGATCTGGTGGTTTATGCGGATAGAGGTTCTAGTGGCGCTCGACGACTCGCTACCGATCTTGGCAGTCGTCGATGGAGAAGCGATCTGCCTCCAAGGTACTCGCGGAGAAGGCCTTACTTCCGAGGGAATTCAAGTCCGCTGGTTCTTAACTGGGGATCAACTCTACATCCACGTTGGCTTGACGACCCGCGCTTTCGACTTACGCCACGCTACATCAATCTTTCTGAACATGTTAAAAAGGCAGTTAACAAGCTTTCTTTCTTTCAACACGCATCCGGAATTGATGGAGTACCTCTGCTCAAGTGGACAGATTCAAAGGACACCGCTGCCAAATGGATTGAAAAGGGAAAGCCCGTCATCTGCCGAACCCAGTTGGACAGCTCGTCTGGACGAGGCATTGTCAAGGCAACAACCGCTGAGCAGCTCGTACAAGCGCCCCTCTACACTCGATACTACCCCAAAACTCACGAGTTCCGAGTCCACGTCTTCAATGGAAAAGTAATTGATTTTACACAGAAGAAACTAAAAGGTGGTCCCGATGCTCGCCCTGGTAGTGATAGTCTTATTCGCAGCCTTAGCAACGGTTGGGTTCATTGCCACGGTTCGATACAGCTTACTGATGCTGATCGTGCGGCAGTGGAAGGAGCTTGTTGTAAGCTTATTGTGGGCCTCAATCTGCATTTTGGTGCTGTTGACGTGCTTGCAATACTCAATCCCCCATCTGAAAGTGGTACTCGCGCTCTAAAGAGCTTTGCCATTTGTGAGGTTAATACCGGTCCGGGGCTCGAGAATACTGTGACTATCGAAGCGTATAAGAACGCAATTCTAGAGTTAAAGAACGAGAAGGCGGTCTGATAATGGCTATTATCTGGAAAGAATTCCCAGAAATTAATCGAAATATAGGCTTTTCTGTCAACTACAATACTACAGGATCGAGTATTGGGTGCCATTGCGGACAAATTAGCTCAGTAAAGCTTACGTGGGGTCAAGGGTATTATTCTGGAGGGGACGGTAAGAACATCAAACTTATCGATTCTTCTAAAGAACCGGCTATAGTTTGGAAGAGGGATAAATATAACGACTATTATGTAGCTCCAGATGAGGAGGTACTTCTAGTCGAAAAATTCCTAAGGGAAATCAAAAAGTTAGATACTCCAGATTTCCTGAAGCTCGTATACGACGAAGTTGTCGATAGATGCAAGGATATTCCTCTTTGGGTATTAAGTGACGCCATAAACTACGGATCGGATGCTAAAAATCCCATCAAAATAGAATCTGGATATCCCCTGGACAGGTATGTCTACGTCAATATTGGGGGAACCGGTAAGTTTGCTAAGTACTTGATCGATAACAAGATCGGATATGTACTGCAATCTCCTATCATCCAGAACCCGCTCCATCGTTCAATGGGTAATTATTCCTTGAATCAAGGCTGGTTTTGGATACCGCCAAAGCATCTGGCCAGGGCAATTGACACTGCTGAGGCCTTTGGAGACGATCAATTCGTCTCGAAAGAGGCGTGGGAGGCGACTGTAGCCAAGGATTTGAAGCTTAAAGATCCCTTGGAAGCCTGCAAACGTGCCTTTAATGAGGGAGTTTTCCCCGAAGAAAAGCGTTTCCGACGGAAGAAAATGAGTGCGAAGGTCGTCGAAGAGCTTCAAGAAGCTATCGACGAAGACAAAGAACCCGAGATTGTATTGGATAAAAACTACAATACAGTCTCTAGACATAAGGTTAAGGAGGCGTAGTGCGAGTAGAAACAGCATTGCAATCGGACGGCGTAACTCGAAAGATGTACGTCGAACACAAGTTCACGTCTGGAAGCGGGGATTACACTTGGGAAATCCCCGAAGAAGATTTGCAACAGAAAGGACTCGATAAATCTACGACTTTCCGGGTATTTTGGGCCCATCAAAGCAGTCCTCACGAAGAAATAGGTCAATTTACCCTCGAACCTATGCCAGGATGCTGCGGAATTGTAGTATCCACGGGGTCTTTTCTAAAAGAAGGGTGGCGAGGGGCGCATAATATCGGCATCTGGTTCCACGAGATTAAGCAACTCACTGCTGTTGCACTTGGGTATCGAGTCATGTTGATGACGACTCAATTGCGAAATATCCCCGAAGTTGTCGGAGCTTCTCGTGCCAAATGGAGGATTTTCCATTGTTTCCGTAATAAGCGTACCGATAACGATATTGGTATAGCTTTCAAGGAGTTGCAATGAAAGTCATAGTTAAATTCGATTTTGATATCGAAGAACTTCCCGATGACGATTCCTACCAGCACTGGATTCGGAATGCTATGGAGGACCTTGCTCGCGAGGAATCGGAGTTAAAGCCGAACGAAGATCCTTGGAGGGAGTACAACTTGACGTACAAAGTCGTCCGTAACGGAAGGACTTTGATCACGGAATCCGGCAATACGACTCGTGAGTTTGAGCGAGTCTACAAGAGGCAGATTAGCAAGAAATGACAGTCATCAAAAAGTGTACCTGCTCGAATAAGTGGCAGGACGAGAAATACGGCAAAGGGCTCCGAGTCATGAACGAGTGCCTGAAGCCACCCGGCTATCGGTGCACAGTGTGCGGTACGGTGCAAACACGATGAAAGTAGAAATTGATCCGGTACGTTTCGCTTGGGAGTCTCTCAACCGGAAGACTCCTTTCCCCATGATCCTGAGTAGGTGGAACTGTGCGTGGTGGTTGAAGGCAGCAGCACCTAAAACTTCAGCCATTTCAAAGGCTTTCAGCTACGAATTAGGAACTGGGAAACTTTCACCGTTTTCAGTTGTCTAAAGATTCTTTTCTTGTATATACGAGTACATGGATGTACGAGTAGATCTAGATATATCTTCTAGTATATATCTAGATTAGTTATACTCTGAGTATAGGATATACGAAGAGTATATAGAGGATATTACGCATGGCTGTAGAACTACCTCCGTACTCAGGTTGGCGTCCTCGTGAACTTCGTAAAGGTCGAGGAGGTGCAGGTAAAGATGCTCAGAGTAGCTCCAAGCGTACTCGGCTGAGCAAAGCGAAAGCTGATCGAGTTCTGTATTGTTCCTCAAAGGGACATCTCCATAATCCCGAACGGTATCTTGAGTTGTGTGCTAAGGCCGACCAGATTAACGGTATGAGGAGAGTGGACAATGCCTAGATTTCATCACGGTGTTGCTGATCATCGTCTCGATAATCAAGTAGGTCTCAAAAGAGATCTTAGATTTACTGAACAAGAGGCTGCTGAGGATTTCGCTACTACTCAGTATCTTTCTGATTTTATACCTCGTAGCGTGGTGAAAGGGGCTACTGGCCTCCACCTGGTCTTAGAGAATCCAACCCACGAAGAGCATCCGAATGAGGTGTTCTTTATAAACTCTACATCTTGCGAAGGGTAGAACTCATGAACATCATCCCACCTCCACCTCCTCCGCTTCAGCCTAAAGTTATTGATCTAGATTCGGATATAACTAACACTATCATATCTTGGCTTCCATCGATTACTACACGAATGGAAGTATCCAAAATATGGAGGAATATGAATGTTATCCCTAATAACATGTCTTGTGGAGTTAGTTTCATTCACGGTCTAGCTGGCACAGCACCATCTGCGATAGTGAACAAGATTCTGATAGAACGACATGAATGTGATCCAAAAAAGATTCGAGAGGCCTTTGTAATATTCTCGGATGTAGAAGATTACTACAGAGATGATAACCGTAATCGTAGAGATACGGGAGGAGATGCTCTAGCTCGATACATACGGGAAAACAATTTGGGAACTATTCTAGAGACGGAAGCTAGGATTAACCCAAACAGCGGCAACAAGATTAAAGTATGGGTATGGTCCCCGCCACACCCGAGCCTGAGTGGGAATGACAAGCATATACCTGTATTCGGAATGAAACGTGTATTCGATTCAGATGGGGATTTGATGTCCTATACACCTACTCCGGGGATAAGCGAGTTGAAAGATTCACGATTCTTAGATACTAGAGGCGAGGATACTCGCGGTCGAGAAGCATAAGGAATACTCATGCGTAGAGATAAGTATGGAGATCTCGACAGGGAAGACGAAGATGAATTTGATCGCCTCCAGCCAGAAGACGAAGTTAAGGAACTCAATATGACTCTAGATGAAGATCGTGATCTTGAGCTGTACGACGAGGACCAGGATGAAGATTGGGACGACGAGTATGACGATGAAGATGATTACGACGATTATCAGGACGATGAAAGCGATGAAGACGACGATTACGACGAAGACGAATTCTTCGGAGAGGAGCTTAACTAATGCGCGGTCTGACTCCCGCTTTTACAGTTCGTGCCCTTAAAAGAGCACTAAATCTCGTACCTGAAGATGCAGAAGTTCTCATCATGCCGGAGGAGTCGGATGGCTATCGAATTGGTGGAGTAATACAGATTGCAGCCGATCCGAAGAGCACGAACTCAGGTCCTCAGGTTTGGCTCCTTCTGGAAGATGATGTGGCTCAGCACGATGGTGCTGGAGATGATGACGAAGAAAGTTCTGTCATCGATTACGATTCTTTAGCTTCACAGTTCGTAGGAGCAGCAACAGAGACCCCATCTGAACCCGAAGACGTAGTTCAGGTTCGCGGCCTTCTAAAATCTGCTTAGCCTCTTCCACACAACTGATATATGGGAGAAGATAATGTCTTTATCCAGCTCAGACATCATTGCGCTACGCTTGAACAGGGAATCACAGATAGATCCTTCTATTGTCCTTGGTGCGGAGGAGGCAGCGGAAAGGAACGCTCTTTTGCCGTTACGAGAACGTCGGAGGCTGAAGCCCGGTACATATGTCACCGAGCCACTTGTGGTCGCTTTGGACGTATCACGGTTTGGGGATTTAGGCTCGACGGGAGTGTTCCTAGTCCTAGTCCCCAAAAAGGGAAGTCGTTCACTCCAAGATTGTATACTCGTGACACCTGTGAACTGGGAGAAGAGTGGTTTGCCGAGCTTCTGGACCACTACGGCCTCACAAAAGATGAAATCGTTGGGGCCGGATGGCGCCAAGAGCTTGGCTCTGGGTTGCTTGTATGTCCAGTCCGCTCAGCACTTGGCTTTTTGCGTGGCTACGAGGTACGTAGATCGAAGGTTCAAGTACCCTATGTCAAAGCACCAAAGACGGACCCGTATAGACATGTGGGCGACCCGTGGTTGGGCTGGTACCGAACGATTAGTATCGGTACGACTGCCCTCGTTGAAGACGCAATATCAGCTCTTAAGGTATCGCGTCATTTCCAAACTGTGTGCCTTCATGGGTCTCACATAAGCGAGGGAATGCTATTAGAAATCCTGGGAGTGGTGGGCAGTAAACCTGTTGTTGTTGCCTTAGATGCTGATGCTACGTCTAAGGCTATTGAGTTCATAGCAAAGAATAGATTTCTTGCGCCGAACTTTAGGTGTGTTCCGTTGTCTAAAGATCTGAAATACTCAACGAATGAAGAAATAGTGAGGATACTTCAATAATGGATACAGATAGAATTGGTCGAATCGAAGATTCTGTTCCTCTCTGCAACAATTGCGGAATATTAGAGATTGGACCGTTCAATGGAACCGGGATTCGAGGAAAACCAGAGGTTCGAGGAAAACCTCTTACAGACAGAGAGTGGAGGCTTTCTCTTCTAGCAGGAGATATGTATGGAGGTACTCTCTACAATTTGAAGAATTTGCTTATATTTTCTCACAGTAGCTCTCAGGATAAATCACCTTTCTCGCCGAAAGCTTTTGCCAGGTGGTTGCGAAGTATAGGAGAGGCTGTACAAGAGTCCCGTACAGTAGTGAACCCTGATACAAAGAATAAGATTACTGGATACTTCTGGGCGCCTTCTAAGAAGTTCCGTAATAAAATGCACAATTTCAATAAAAAGATCGAAAAAGAAGAAGAACAAAAAGAGAATGCATCCGATCTCGACCGTTCCGCAGACTAACGACTATTCAGCGTATTGGGAGGCTCAGGTCCTTTTCGTCCGAATTCTTCAGGCCTCAGGCTTGAAGGTCGGAGTAAAGGACCGTCTCCCTTTATTTAAATTATGGACTTTGATCGATAAGAGGATAACCGGAAAGAGACGAGTTGAACTCATGAGCATGATCGATATTATGGTGCAGCTCAGGAAACAAGGGAAAGAGCCCCCGCATAAGGCTAATAAGTACATCTAATGGATGATGAAGTAGAAGATCGGGAATATAAATGGGAAGTAGAGCCTCATTACAGTAAGGATTGGGATATTTATGTGACAGATAGCGATAGTATGGCTAAGTTCGCCCTATTGGAAATAGCTGAAAAGATCTGGGATGAAATTGAGCCCGGAGAAGAACGAATTATAAAAATCCGGATGAGGTAATATGCAGGAACGGAAGATATTAGCGGCGTTCGTAAAGGATCGCAAGAGCTATGAAGAATCTAAAGAAATTCTTGATCGCTCTGATTTCGATTCCATAACGCTCCATCTAATTGATCTGGTAGGGGAATACTATGCCACCGATTCGCAAGCTACTAATGTCGATGTGGAGATCCTTGCCGACCGCTTCGCGCGACAAAGCCAGTCTCCGAAACTTGAGGATACTGTTAAGTCAATCCTCTCCAGCCTTCCGGACGTCTCTGGAGGAAATGTTCTTAGGGAAATTCGGGAAGTCAAAGCTTATCGCATTGGTCTCAAGCTCGCGAACAGCTTTGCTAAGGGTGAGACCGGATCCGAGGTTCAAAAGCTCATTCGCTCTTATATGGAGCTTACCGAGCACTCAGCCCTTAACGATAAGCAAGATGATGAAGAGCCCGAAGACTTTACCGTCGAATCGCTGGTACGGAAGTCGTTTAACACCGACGGCCTTATTAAGCTACTACCAAAACAGCTCACCGAGCACTTAGATGGAGGCGTCCGCCCTGGCCATCACATTCTGGTCTTTGCTCCGACGGAAATGGGAAAGACCCTCGTCGTCATCAACATGGTGGCGGGGTTCACGATGCAAGGATTGCGGACTCTATATGTGGGAAACGAAGACCCGGTCGCAGACCTGCAGATGCGGTACATCACTCGGCTCACCAATCTCGATAAGAGACAGGTCCTCAGTGATCCCGCAGAAGCTCAACGTAGACTAGATAAGAGGAACTACAAGAATGTCATATTTGCTCCGTTGGCTCCTGGAAATTTTAGAAAGATCCGCAGTCTGGTCGATAAATTCAAACCACAAGTGGTGGTCCTCGATCAGCTTCGCAATATCGACGTTGATAGCGAAAATCGCACTCAGGCTTTGGAAAAAGCCGCTACAGAGGCGCGTAATCTCGCGAAATCTATGGGAGTCGTTGTCATCTCGGTGTCGCAGGCTGCTGATTCGGCAAGTGGAAAACGAGTACTCAACCGGGGCGACGTCGATAGTAGCAATATTGGGATACCGGGCCAGATGGATGTGATGATCGGTATTGGTGCCGATGACGAGATGGAAAAGATGGGTATGAGAATGCTCAGTTTCCCGAAGAACAAGATCTCGGGGAGGCACAATCCTCTAGAGATCATCGTACAACCTGCACTTTCAAAGGTAGTAGAGGCAGCTAATGATCAAAACTTCACCCAAGGATCAGATAAAGGCGCTGAAAAAGGAAATCAAAGGGCTGCGTGAGCAGTTAATTCTAGCTAAAAATCAGTCGTGGCATGACGGGCGATCTAGCGCCTTTAAGGAAGTAATCGATCAATTGACCGACAGGGATCGCTAATGACGAACCGTTCAGCTCAAAGGCGGGTGCCCGCGCAGCGTAGACCAGGTATTGATTGGGATGCAGAACAACGAGAGTTCGAGGGATGGTACAAATCTGCGCAAGAACCTTTTAATCCCATGGAGAAGAATCCTTCTGGTTTTTACACAGATAAATTCGTTGATGTAGCCTGGGCTTCTTGGAAAAAAGCTCGTAATACTATTCCAAAGGTATCGTTCAAATGACTAGTCTCAATCTGAAACAGCGATTGGAAGAACAGCTCAAATATTATCGGGAATGCCGAAATACGTGGGGAGAAGAGGCGGCTGACGCCAGAGAAAAGGGAGACGAACAGGCTCGTAAAGATTGCATGGAAAGAGCTGACTATTTTCAACAGAAAATTATGGAGCTGGTATGACATCCAAGTCCGTGCAGAAACGACTAGCAGCCCAACTAGAGGGTCTAGATAGTCCTAAGCCAATGGAGAAGGTTAATCCTCTCCCGGCTATGTCGGATGAAGATCTGTATACCTACGCTCGAGAAATGGCCTCAATAGGAGGTATGCAAGACGAGCAAGCAAAAGCTTTTGAAGAGCTAGTAGCTCGCTACGAAAATGCCAAGATGGATCTCAATGATTACTCCGAAATCTGATCTAGGGACTATCTCAGATGAAGCCCTCTACGATAGAGCTAGAGGATTAGAAACTCTCGTTGAGAACGAAGCCATAGCTCTACGGAAGCTCAATAATGAACTGTGGAGGAGATATAAGAAGCTTAAGGCAGATTACGTAGAGCTTCTTAATGAAAATCTAGGGGAACATTGATGAGAGGCATACTATGAGTTACCTAGACCTGAAAGAAGACGAATGCCCTAGTAAAGGAATACTAGGAGATCTGTCTGATGAAGATCTTTTCAAGGAACTGCATACTTGCTGCAATCCGAATTGTTTGACCATAGCTGAAGTAGTCCGACGATATAATAATAAAGTACGAGAATGTGCAATTCTAGACGAAAGCAATAAAGCATTTCCGTTAGAGCTTTATCAAGAATTAAAGCAAGAATTAGAAAATAAGAAGAAAGAATGCGAAGCGCTGAGGGTAAATGTGAATCGGTGGAACGACAACGTTCGCAAAAGGCTGGAAGCAATAAAGGAGCTTTCCGATCCGTTGAACTTCCTAACTTCCTAACTAATCTAGATCCGAGAATATATGAGTCCGAAAACTACATCTGCCTCGACTTTGAAACTACGAATCTGGATAAGGGGTTCGCAGGTAACCCGACTAACCGGATGGTGCTCGCAACATGGATTCTCGGTCCGGGCCACAAGAATTCAGCCAGGCTGGGAGCACCAAGATCCAATGCACTTGGTGGTGTGTCGTTCAAATTCGGGAGTGAGTTTGAGCAGGGAGAGCTGGTTGAAGCTATACGCTCTGCTGATTTCATTGTCGCCCACTTCGCTAAGTTTGAACTTCAGTGGCTCACAAGATGCGGAGTGGACATCTCCCGAATCCTCCCTTGGGACACTGTTCTCGGAGAGTACGTTCTTGCGGGAAACAGACGCCGGCCTTTCGATCTTGACTCAGTGGCTAAACGACGAGGGATTGGATCAGGCAAGGAAGGACTCGTTAGTAGCCTCATTTCTTCGGGGGTTGATCCGACAGAGATCCCGGAACAATGGCTAGTAGAGTACGGTTGCCAGGACACGAACCTATGCCACCAGATATTCCTGCAGCAGCGGAAAGAGTTGGAAGCTACCGGTCTCGTGGGGGTCATGTATACGCGGTGTATTACGACTCCAGTATTGGCGGATATAGAATTAAACGGACTCCAACTAGATCCGGTACTGGTAAAAGAAGAGTATGAGAAAGCCGCCAGAGAATTTGCAGTTGCGGACGGAGAGTTATCTAAGTTCACTGGAGGCATTAATCTCGGATCTCCAAAACAGGTTGCTGGATTTCTCTACGATAAGCTCGGATTTGCAGAACTCACCCGAAACGGTAAGCCGGATCGCACACCGGCTAACGGACGTAGAACGGATGCTGAGTCTATTGAACGGCTACAATGTACGACTCCAGAGCAGACTGCTTTCGCTGAGAGATTCGGTAAGTACGGCCAGCTCCAGTTCCGCCTCAACTTCTTAGAGAAGCTTCTAGCTTGTTGCGATGAAGAGGGCGGGCTTCTTTATGCGTCTATTAATCAAGCTATTACACAGACCCATCGTCTTGCGAGTTCTGGTAAGAAATATAAAGTCCAGATCCAGAATATTGCAAGGGATCTCAAGAAACTGTTTAAGGCTAGACATCCGGGCTGGTTGGTCGGTGAGGCGGACGGGGCTCAGTTGGAGTTCCGTGTGGCAGCCCATCTGGGTAGAGATCCAGTTGCGCTGGCAGATATTCGTAACCCTAAGTTCGATGCGCATTATCAGACTGCGGAGATTATTCTTAAGAAAATCAGGGAGTTAATAACGAAAGACGAAAGGAGCGATGTTAAGCCTTTTACCTTCAAACCTCTTTACGGAGGTATGAGCGGTACTGCTGAAGAAAAGGCTTACTATCGTTTCTTTCAGGAGAAATATAATGGCATCTACACAGTTCAAGAAGGATGGAGCTATAAAGTCCTTCGTGATAAGAAACTCGTTACCGAGTGTGGTCTTATCTTCTATTGGCCCGACACTAAACTTGAAGTCGGTCCGAGAGGCGGGAAAGGTTACATTAAAAATCGGACGTCGATCTTTAATTATCCAGTTCAATCCCTCGCTACAGCCGAAATTATTCCGATTGCTCTTGTCTACACATGGCATTACTTCAAATCCCTTGGACTCAAGGGTTTTCTGGTTAACACCGTACACGACTCGGTGATCGCTGAAATTCCACCCGAAGAAGAGGAGATCTTTCGTGAAATCTGTGAGTATTGTTTTACTAGTCTGGTGTTCGCTTTCCTTGATCGTGTGTACTCCATTCGTTTTACGGTACCTCTCGGTACGGAAACAAAAGTCGGAACCCACTGGTCAAAAGGAAGCGAACGAAAGTACGACTTGGACCCGGACGAGTACTTTAGACAAGCAGCCTAATAGCCTTAAATGTATTCATTGTGGTAGAAGCATTCCTTGCTCGTATTGCCTTTTAGAGACAGGAGTCAGTTCGTGACTAATATTCTTCTATTTATTGGTGGGATAATTGTCGGGGGTCTTCTAGCTTTTTGGCTACTTTCTCGAGCCCTAATGTATGCACTTTTGAAAGGATTGGGCTGGTGAAGGAGGTTAAATACGCGGAATGTCCTATGTGTCGTCAATCTATGGTGGATTTAAGCAATGACCCAAGATTTGTCAATCACAATCCCGACGGGGATAGTAGTAAGCCTAGCAGTCCTAGGCGCGATCTGCCTCCCTCTGGTGCTAGTTTTGATGGTCCGTTGCATAGCGGAGTGGGTGGAAAGCTGCCGCACCCGGACAGAGAGCCGAAGAAACTTAAGAAAAATGATGCGGATGATGCGAAAAATGTGAACTTTCCCAAAAAGGAGGTGTCTAAAGACAATAAGAAAGAGAAGATGACGGAGAAAGAAGCTAAGAAACGGATAAGGGACCTACATTGGTGGTAGGAGGGTTGTGGTAGTAAAAGCAGACGATTTGGTGATTGTAGAGTGGGACGATGCGTGGTCCCATGATGGGTGGATGGGAACGGAAGAAGCCCTAGAAGAATCTAAAAATAAGGCTAAAGTGATTTCGGTTGGGTTCGTAATATCTAAGACTAAGGACAGTATAGCGCTAGCTCAAGGACGAGGACTCCATCGAGATCAGATTGGGTACGCAGGGATCTTCAATATTCCTAATGGTATGATTAAAAAAATAACAAAGGTAAAATATAAATAATGCAGCAGGGTGTAGTTTCTAAGATTTTCGAGAACAAGTTTGGGAATAAGACGTTCTACAGCTTTGGTCTCAAAGGTGTTCAGGGTTCATTTGGTACGGGTGTAAAGCGCCCACCGAGGGAAGGTACGTATGTCCGATTCCACGATGCGACGAACTCACGAGGATACAAGGAAGTCGATGGTCCTATCGAGATCGTACCAGAGGGAGAAGTTGCTCCTGCTTCGAGCGCATCACAGGTTGCATCAGAGAGTTCGAACGCTGGAGGCCTTACTAAAGACCAGTACTGGTCGAATAAGGAGGCTCGAGATGTTGCTAATGATCGCCTTCGAGAACTCGGAGCATCCCGAAATACAGCGATTAGTTTCATCGATCTCGCCCTCCGTAACGAAGTCATCAAGCTCCCCGCAGCAGCTAAGCGAGAAGAGTTCCTCTGGACCCTCCTCGATAAGTACACCAGCCGACTGATGGGTAAGGAAGAAACGAAGAAGGAGGAAGTAAAAGAGACTAAAGAAATCGAATCTGCTGGTCCTGACGTAGGTGATGGAGATAACTGGAATTAATGTTCGTAAAAACTATTGATTCGATTCTAAACGACTTTAACCGTAAGGTGGCTCAGCTCCGAACAATCGCAGGGGAGCACCACAATAACCATATCATTCAGACTGAAAACGCGATTCGGGCCCAGGAGGCTGCCGCCTCTGAGCTGGCGAATCGAGACCGGGCAAACCGGATTGCTGATAACATTTCTGCACTGTTGAATTAATTAGGAATAATAAATAAATTGAAGACGCCTATTCTTGCCTCCGATACGCCGATCTACTCTCAAGGCGACTATGATGTTTTCGTGGGTGCCTTGGAAGAGACCGACCTGCCTATGTACGTCGTGATTAATCGCACTACGAACGTAGTGGAGTTTACCCACGCCGTCACTCTTGCCTACCGCCAGTTCTTGGAACAGGTAGCACCTGCAACAGTCCTGCAGGGTCTATTGGATGGAGATGATGAGCTAAGTCTCCGTAATTAATCCACTTTGAAGAATGTCGGGTAGCGCCCGAATGATCTGGAGTCGCGAGCGTGCAGCCCAGAGAGAATGCCAAGATTGGACGCACATTTAGGAGCACATGCTAGACCAAATCAAGAACAAGCATATCTTAGTAGATGGCGATATATACGCCTACCGATGTGCAGCTAGCGCGGAGAAGACGAAGTATCTAGTTGAGATAGGTAGTGACTTTGTGCCTGCTGAGAGCCACAGAGAAGCTTTAAATTTAGCAGCAGATACAGGAATCATCTGGAACAGAAAAGAGGTACAACCCCTTGAATTCGCATTACAGGCGTGTAAAACGGCCATCGATGCACTTCTGGTTAAGCTTGAGCCTAGCAAAGTCTCTATCTTCCTTTCACCCGACCGTACCTTCCGACATGATATCGCTAGGACTAAGCCGTACAAAGGAAACCGAAACCAACCCAAACCCAAATACCTCCAAGACGTAAAAGATTACCTTGTCAAACAATATGGCGCAGTATTCGGCAGTAATGTCGAGGCTGATGATGAGATTGGACGAGCTTTATCCCAAGAGCCTGAGAATTCAGTTTCTATTAGCATCGACAAAGATCTCCTGCAAATATCTGGATGGCATTACAATTGGGTTAACGATACAGTTACCAAAGTTACCCCTAAGCAAGGCGACTTCAATTTCTATACGCAACTGCTCACGGGCGATGCTACAGACAACGTTCCGGGAATTAATGGAATCGGACCATCAAGGGCGGGAAACGTTCTCAGCGGAGCTAGGTCGAGAAAAGAGCTTTGCTCACGAGTCTGGGGCATCTATAGAGATCAGTTTAATGATACCGACGAGGCTGTACGATACTTTAAAGAACAAGCCCAGCTCCTCTGGATTCTTAGAGCAGGAGAAACAGAATCCTACTGGAAAAATTACAGTCCAATCGAACTTGTGTGAAGATGAGGGTTGTCCTCACTATGGAATAGAGCATGTGTGCTACTCCGAACATACTGGAGGTACAGATCATTAGGGGAGGATATTACGACGATACCGGTCATTGGGTAAGATCCAAATACTGTTTCGTGTCGTGCGGAGATCGATGTACTTGTATGCCGCCAATGGGCATCTTCTATAATAAGAATCTGGATAAACGAGAGAATAAAAAGAATAATGACGACTCTTCAATTCGAGGAATTCGGAAAGATTCCGAGACTATTTCGTAATACGGTAATTACAGAGAAGATTGATGGAACGAATGCTTGTGTGGTTGTTTCGGATGATGGGCTGGAAATCGGAGCACAATCTCGAAATCGTCTCATCTCGCCTGGGAACGACAACTATGGTTTCGCAGCTTGGGTTCAGGAACACAAAGACATCCTCCTACGACTTGGTCCCGGTCACCACTTCGGAGAGTGGTGGGGAAAAGGAATAGGACGTAATTATGGTCTCGAAACTCGTAAGTTCAGTCTATTCAATGTGCATCGCTGGTCTGACTTCGCTAAATGGGACAAGGCGCAGGAGGCGGGCATATCGGTGGTACCCGTACTGAAGCAGCACACTTTCGATACCGATGCAGTTAAAGAGGCTATAGAGGATCTACGAAAGAACGGAAGCAAAGCTGCTCCAGGATTTATGAATCCTGAGGGGATTATTGTATTTCATCATTCCAGCAACCAATTGTTTAAAGCTACCCTAGATAAAGACGACGAGTGGAAAGGAAAAATAACTACAAATGCTTAAGCAGTCATCAGAGTACTATACGAAAGAGAATAATTTACTCTGGATTCAGACCTACAAAGGTAATAAGTTCTATTTCGAGAATCCTAAATTCGATATCGAAGAGATTGCTCACGCGCTGTCTCTTCAATGTCGATTCACGGGCCACATCAAGGATTTTTATTCCGTAGCTGAACATTCGGTTCTGGTAGCAGGACTGTCTAAGATCTTCGGAGGAGATCCATTTGAGGGTTTATTGCATGACGCCCACGAGGCATATTTCTCGGATCTCGCTAGCCCATGGAAGAGCGTCGTACCTGATTACAAGGTCGCCGAGAAGAAACTCGAATCTGCGATGCGTACTCAGTTCGGACTCGTCCCTGAGATTAGTGAGATCGTCAAAAAGGCAGATTGGGTAGCTCTCTTCATCGAAGCTCGTAGTCTATTGAATGGAGATATTTCGGATTGGGTCGCTCCGGAGGGTATTCGAGAAGAGGCTGCTAAGCTGTATAAGACTATTCGTCCCGCTTGTCTCATGCCTAATGCAGCTAAGCGATTCTTTCTAGATGCTTTCGAATCTTTGGAGAAGAAGAAAAAGAATGCAGCACCTACCGCTGCCTGATCTAATCAATGGAGGGTTCGAATTCTTTGGAGGAGCCTTCAGTTGGTTGAATGTGCGACAGCTCCTGAAGGACAAAAAGCTTCGTGGCGTATCGAAGCTTCCTACCATAATCTTCAGTACTTGGGGGATTTGGAACCTGTACTACTACCCGTTCCTTGGTCAGTGGGCCAGCTTTACTGGTGGTCTGATAATAGTGGGTGCGAATGTCACTTGGTGCTATTTCGCTTGGAAATATAGGAACGCTTAATGCCTTTAGTTAACCTAGGAATGACTAAGACTATTGAAGAGTGTGGAGAACTCATCCAAGTATTGGCCAAAAAGATATCGTATATCCAAGATGGTCATAAATATGCGGATGAGAATATCGACTCTAAGATAGAGGAAGAGATAGGCGATGTTATGGCAGGAATCCGCTATATCATAATGTCTCTAGATCTGGATCCTGAGACTATCGATGCTAGGATGAATAAGAAGTACAAGAAATATGAAAACTGGGGATGAAGGGGCGTATGCCTAGAGGATGGTCATGGGGAAAGAAGAGGAAAAGTGGATATCGAAGTGGGGCCGAAGAGAAGTTGGCGGAGACCCTTACAGAATCCGGGGTTGGATTTACTTACGAAAGCTTGACTCTCGAATACGAGAAGACCGTTCGGAAAGGCAAATGCAATCAGTGCGGCTCAACAAAAGGTGTGGTTAAAGTTGCAACATACAAGCCGGATTTCATACTAGATAATGGTATCGTTATCGAATATAAAGGCCGCCTTACAGCTTCGGATCGCAGTAAGCTGGTTGCGGTTAAGAAGACTAACCCAGAAATCAAATTAAAACTACTCTTTGGATCGGATAATAAACTTGCAAAAAACAATGACAAACGATACAGCCAGTGGGCAACTGAAAATGGATTTGACTATGCCATCGGATCGCCTCCCCGAAGGTGGTTGGGTCGCGCGCGCTGAAAATGGATGGAAAGTAGAGGCTTATCCGGATAATAACCCGAAGACCCAGTTCGGTACGAAGAAGATTCCGCTAGAACTAGTGCCACCTTCCGTGGAACATGCTCTAGCCGAGGCTTTTTCACTAGGAGCAAAGAAATACGGTGCTTACAACTGGCGTGAAAAGCGGGTTAGCTCTAGCGTCTATTACGGTGCTGCCCTTCGCCATATCAAGGCTTGGTGGGATGGCGAAGATATCGACCCGGAAAGTGGTTTTTCTCACCTATCTCACGTCCTTGCTTGTATTGGCATTCTTGTCGATGCTAAATCTATTGGAAATTTAAATGACAACCGACCGCCAAAAGGCGCCGCTAGCGATCTGCAAAAGCAGTGGCTCGTCCGTAATGAATAAGTCGTACCACAAGCCTGAATACGTAGGAAGAGACCAGATCGTGCCGTGGATCTGGGTAGGCAGCTACGAGTCTGTCGAGGATTGGGAAGGAGATAACGTAATATTCGTTCATCACGACGTCGAGTATTACACCAAGGGTCTGCATATTCCTCTTCTTTCCAAACGCCCTAATAGTGCAGAAGATCGCACAGGAGCGAAAGTTAACCTAAAAAATCTCTCTCTAATACACGATATTATCTCAAACTTTAGAGATAGAGAAGAGCCTCTATTAATCCACTGTAGAGGAGGGATAGAACGTAGTCCTCTTTGCGTAGCCTCGTACATGGTTAAGTTTATGTATCAATTTGATTCTGGCTCCAATCAAAGAATGACACGCCATACATACGATACGGCTTATGACTTTATTCAGGGTAAAAGGTCCGTAGTAGAAGATCGGAGGTACTGGCTCAATGGATGAGCGTATATTGAAAGAGTTCGTACTAGAGGTATTGGCAGTTTGTCGAGCAGATTACGAGGGAGTGACCTGGGGACTTGAAGATAAAGCATTGGAAGCGGGGGCAGAACTCGGCATGACGGAGGAAGAACTTGAGGGACAATAAGGAGTTTTGGGTTGGAATCAATATCAAAGTCGTAGCTAAAAATGAAGAGGAAGCAGGAAATAGAGCGCAGCACATAGCGGATATGTCTCAAAGAGATTATAGCTATGTAGTAGATGCGTATTGGGACAATAATCTGCCCGAAGAAGAATACCACCCAGAAGAAGAACAAGAATAAATGAAGCTCAAGATCGGAAAAGAAAACGTCCTAGTCGTAAGTGATATCCAAGAGCCTTTTGCCCACAAGGATGCGTTGCCTTTTATAAAGGCTCTTCGAAATGTTTATGACACCAATCGTACCGTATTTATCGGAGACGAGGCAGACTTTCATGCGTTCAGTGGTAAATTTCCTCATGACCCGGATGGGTTTGCGCCAGGCCACGAACTCATCGCCGTCCGAAAGGCCCTCGGAAAGTGGTACGAAGAGTTCCCCGAAGCCGATATCTGCATCTCAAACCACGTGGAGCGGTACTATAAAAAGGCTTATAATGCCGGCTTCCCAAAAGCCGCCCTACTCACCGAGCGTGAGCTACTTGGAGCACCTAGAGGCTGGACTTGGCATAAGTCGATCGATATCGATGGTGTCCGGTACGAGCACGGGGATTCTCAAGGAGGGATCGACGCTGCACGACTTCTGGCTATCAACAATCGTATCTCTACGGTCATCGGACATCATCACGCCCATGGAGGAGTACGATTTATTGCAAATGCCGAGAGTGTCATATTCGGTCTTAACGTCGGGTGCCTTATCGATAGACATGCCTACGCTTTCAAATACGGAGAGAACGCTAAGTTTAAACCTACACTTGGAGCCGGTGTGGTCATCCGGGGAGTACCGAGGTTCGTACCGATGGTCGTGGCAGGGAAAGCCGAGCGCTGGATCGGAGAAATTATTTGAGCAAGGCATACTACGGTAGGTGTATGGCTATCTATGGGACTCCACAAGAGTCCCGAGATATCGAGCTTATACGCCGTCTAGGTTATCGTGTAGTTGAGTTTCCCTCTCAGAGTGAGACGAATGTCCGAAAGCAAAAAGGCGAAAATGTTATGGAGACCGTTTTCAAGCCGTTGGTGGTTTCTTCCGATATCATGTTTTTCCGAGGACTCCCTACAGGTGAAATCCCAGCAGGAGTGGGCAAAGAAATTGAATGGGCCAAAGAGGCAGGACTCGATGTCCTTGAAATCCCTAGTAGAACGGAGGCACGCACAATTAGCATCCAAGCAACTCGAGAATATCTACGGGAAGTGATGAGGTAGATTGATATTAGGGATCGTGGGGAGTGAAGGAGGCAAATTCACTCCCATTACCGAGATGAGAGCCCGAGGCATTATAGCAGCTCAAATAGAGAACTATAATGCCTCGAAAGTAGTTTCAGGGGCCTGCCATCTAGGCGGGATAGACGTATGGGCTATTCAGGAGGCTAGGGGTGTCGGATGCGAAACTGAAGAGTTCCCTCCCGCTTTTCGTAGCTGGCAAGGCTATAAGCGTAGAAACATACAGATTGCAGAATGCGCAGATGTTGTCATCTGTATCACAGTTGAGTCCTTACCTCCAGGTTTCAAGAAGGGAGGATGGGAAGAGTATTGTTACCATTGTAAACCCACAAGACCAGAAGATCAGCACATCAAATCCGGAGGATGCTGGACAGCCAAATACGCTCGAGAAAAGTTAGGCAAGATAGGAGAAATTATTGTCATCCGAGATCCTGACTAAGAATAGCGCTAAGTGCGATCATTGCGGGGTAGAGATTGAATCCAAACATCAGCATGATTTCGTTTCCCACCGCTGTACAACTAAAGCGGGCAATATCAATGTATTTGCTGTCGATGGAGGATTGGACTACGAACGACGAATAGGTCGAGGTTACACGAATACTTCGGAATACGAAGAGTAAATAAAAAGGCCGCAACCCTTTCGGGAAGCGGCCTTTCTTTTTGCCTATAAGTTTCCTATTATTCGATCAGTTCTGCCCTCAAGAAGCCATAGTACGCTTCCGTAATAGTGCCCGAGAGCGCTATGTGAGCGCGTAGATAGATGGTACCGCTTCCTTGGAATACCCCATATACTTTAACAGATGCTCCTTGAGTAGCGTCGAAGCTCTGAGTCTGATCCGCCAGTTCATTAAAAGTACCGGCTGATGTCGAGTTATTCAGGCCTGAAGCTGCCGAATTGGTAGATACCTGACACGCCAACTGAGTGGCTGTACCAGCTCCACTGGCGATAACAGTCTGCACCCTACCACTTATCCTATAAGATCCAGTTCCAGGAAGAGTTATCTGAGCTACCGTAACGTCTCCTGTAGCTGAGATATTCCCTTGTCCCGCAGCAGCCGTCTGCATCCTGCCGCCTAGCTGAGTGAAATTTTCAGTAAGCAGGGAATTGCCCTGGTAGTAAATACTCAACCAATTCGGGAAGGACGGCATGGAAGTATTTCCGCCGAAGCATCCTCGGAAAGTTACGCCCTTACCTCCGGCGTTGTCTGTAACGAATACTGGAGTACCCGTAATCGTAGTCGAGGCAACGGTCTGAGAGGGGGATACATTGTAGGTACCAGGCCCGTTATTAGGTCCAGTCAACTGCGTCCCGATGATGGATCCTGCCGTAATACCCGTACCGGAGATATTCTGTCCAGATGCAGGAAATCCACTCGCAACGGAAGTGATAGTCAGAGTACCACCCGAGATACTTCCCGTGAAGGAGGATCCGATGGTATTTTCCTGATACACTCCATCGAAAGTCAGACTCTCATTATTAACGGAACCATTTAGAGAGATACCACAAGTGCTTTCGATAATACTGTCATGGAACCCCATAGCAGTACACTCAGTAAGCTTGATACCAAAACCGTTAGGGCAACCTCCGAACTGGGAGCTACCGTAGTCTCGAATGGTAGTACAAGAATCAATAGAAGTTCCGAAGCACTCCAGTGCGTGTAGTCCTGCTCCTAGGAACTGCACATGGAAGAAGCTTGTATACCCTCCTCTTTCGATGTAGCAGCCTCGTGAGCGAGCATTGGTACTAGCTACGTCGATCAGAGTATTCAAATAGGGATGTGCGGGAGAGACTGCTTTAAAAGAGATATTATCTCCCGTCAGTCCTGCTGTAGCGCTCGGATTGGCGCCATCAACTCGCATATCCTTTAGAACAGTTCCACCTGTGCTGGTGACAATATCAAAGGTAGAACCAGCAGTTCGGGTGATGTACCCCGACCCACCAAAGACGCCCCCTAATCCCTGTACCGTGATATTGCTGAAATTCACGGAATTGGATACTAAGAGAATATCGGCTGGCAAAAGCAATTGGATATTGGCCTGCCTACAGACATTGGCAGCCGTATTGATAGCTGTCGTCATATCTGTAGTTCCGGGGGTCGTATTAGTCCCGTACCGATACACGTGTCCCGAAGGATACTGGTAATTAGTAGGGGTGACACTAATAGCGATCTCCGCAGTAGTCTGCGGATAGAGAGCCTGTCCTACCTGAGCGGTTGTAGGAGGAGATACCGGAATATAGGGATCTACATCTTCCAGCAACTGATTGAATATGCTGTAGAGCTGTACCCGATACGTAACAGCCGGGTTCAGGTAAATAGGAACCAAGCGACCATCAGAAGCCGCAGTTGTTCCGCCTGTTCCCGGCGTCTGGCTCAAAGGCGTAGTCAGTGCACCGTCTGAGTAGACGGTAGCTGGAGTGGTAGTACCTGTAAGGTAGAACTGGTAATAAGATCCAGGCTGAATAGTTCCTACGACGCTGAGAGGCTTAGCTCTCGGTTCATAGAACAATACGCCAGTCGGTGGTGATGCCATTATTTAATATCCTTGTTTTTAGCTAGAAGGTCTTTAACTAGACGTATTCTATCTCTCATGTCTTCAGTTATTCGTTTCATTGCAGGGCTATTCGCTATTTCTGGCATGGACTTGAAACTCTGTTCATTTTGTTTAAGTTCTTTTTCGCCCCTATCTACAAAGCTTTGCATATCCGCTCTACTAGCCGAAGATCCGAGTAATTTAAATTGTCCCTTTTCAACCCGAGCTACCTGCTCGGGTTTGCCTATGATACCAGGATATGTGGGCTTTTCATCTGCACTAGCTGAAGGAATTACAGAATTTAGAAGACCGCCTGCAGCTCTTTGGAATAGTCCCGGCTGATTAGAAGCAGCAGGCTCGTTGTCCGAAGGCTGAGGAGGTAGATCCGGAGGAGTACTCTCAGGATTCTCTTTGGGGTTATTAAACCGAGACCCGAAGGTACTCGGATCGACTCCTTGGATGTCCCCTGCCGGAGTATGAATCTTGGTCATCTTTCCGGGATTCGTGAAATCCGACCCATCTGCCCCCGGTCCTCCCGGAACAGGCTGAGTCGGATTCTGAGAAGTAGAATTAGCCCCTCCAGTATTACCAGAGAGCAAATCGTCAAGAGCTTTAGCATCTGGATCTTTCTTTCCCATTTGATTGAGCTGGGTCAAAAGTACCGGAAGCATTCCTTTCGGTGCTCTGGTCGCTGTAGCCAGCCAAGTGATCGTGCGAGGATTAGTCAAAACACGAGACATGACAGGATTAATAGCGGCTGCTGTAAGACCACCCGCAGCAGCTCCCGCCGCCATAAACGGGTGTTCAGAGGCCAGTCTCAGACTCGGCATAACCTCTCGTACTGCTACCAGTCCAGCTAGTACGCCCGTCAAACCTCCCATATGAGGCACTCCTCTGGCGATAGCCGTACTGAGATTGGATCTCAAAGCTCCTGATTGCTGCATATTACGAACAGCATCCGTCAGGGAATCAAGCCCTTTGCGAACCTGATTAGAAGCACCTTGTCCGAATAGAGCATTCTTACCTTCAACTGACATCTTGTCCCAATTTCGAATAAAGGTGTCCGCACTGAACGGAGCCGTCTGGGCTCCTGCCGTCCTGCCCATCCTATGGAGAACGACCGCCCTAAAGGTATTCTTACCTTCGTCGTTCATAGCCCCCATAATCTTGGATATGCGTCCTGCATCATCCGCACTTCCCCGCATAGCTTTAGTGAATACTTCCCCTGATCCACCCTCGTTCCGAATAGCCTTCATGAGGAACTTACGATTTTCTGCATTCTGTTTAGCTACAGTATTGAAGAACTCGTACTTCTGCTCGGCTTCGGGTCCCTTCGAAGCTACAAAATCCCTAAGATCCTCGGCCATAGCACCATAAGCTCGCTTGAGCTGGGTATTCTGGAGAGATACATTCGCCGGGTTCCAATCAATCTGTTTTCCAATCTTAGTTCTAAGAGTTCTCAGACCGTCAAAAGTCCACGGAGTCTTATCTTCCAATTGGGCCTCTGCTCCTTGAGTAACTACTTCAGGAGTCTTGTTCTGAAGGACAGGTTCAGACTTGCCTGTCTTAGGATCATACGTCCACTCTCCCGTATGCATCTGCTCCGTAGGGGTCTTCGTAGTCAGACTGCCACCCGAAGTACTAGGAGCCTCGACTTTATAGACTGGGTTCTTCGGGCTATCGGACACCCAATTTCCAGTCTCAGGGTTCAATGTGGCATTAGGATTCTTGGTGACCTTCCACCCTCTACGAGCCAATTTATCATAGGCTGCAGCCTGTTGAGGGCTCACGCTAATATCGCTAACTAGAGCCTTACCCTTGCTCGTAGCCGAATGCGCCAGCAATTCTAAACGGCCCGTACCCTCCCCTTTGCCTTGAGCTTCAGGAGCGGTATCTGAACGAGTGACCTTGATATTTCCATCGCCTTGTTCAACGGCTTCTGTGACACCGTTCTG